TTGGATCTGCGAATGCTGCCGGCGCCGGTGCGGATGGTGCACCCGGCATAGTTGTAGTGACTACATATTTTTAATCATTCCATTCTTCAAAAAGTCCTCTTTCATTAGAGAATAGGACTTTTTTGAACCCTACTTGATTGAATATAGACTGACATCCCATACATGGCTTTGCCATAGCTACTTTGCCATTTTTATCAATTCGTACATTAACAAAAGTACAATCAGAACAATCATCCTTACCATATTTTAAAATAGCAGATAACTCTGAGTGGGTACCTACAAACTTTCTAATATCTAACCCATCCCTGCCTTTATAATTAAAGCGAAGATTGGCGGGATGGGTTTTATTGGCATTAATACCTATTTTTTGAATCTTTCCTTTTCTTACAATAAATGTAGTATGAAAAGTTCTGTGATCAATAACAGAAGGCATTAATGATTTAGTAATTTCTACGTATTTATTAAAATTCATTTCTTAGATTTTTTGGTAACGATATTCTTTAATTTACATACACAATGTTCTTTGATAGGACATAAATTGCATGAATTATCGTTATCTAAGAATATATCGGGTCTCCAACAAGCACCCGTAGTCACTTCTTCGCAAATTTGTTTATTTTTTACGAGATCAAATTCTTGAATCGTATATCCAAAATTAAATTTTTTGATTTCGTCTTTTAATTTTTGAATGCGTTCTTCTTTTGTTTCTCTTTGCGGCTTTTCCTTCTTTTTTCGTTTCATTTTTTAATGATTTGTAATATCTCATGTTTTTTCTCATGCCATTATACAATCCTATAATAGCCGGCATCATTTTTTCAAAATTTCTTGCTTGAACTTCAGTTTTATTATTCCAATAATATTTTTTTGTTACATTTTTAATATCAGATGCAAATTCTTTAAATGGTACATCATCTACTACGTATTGTATATAATGACAAAATTCATGCAACAAATCTTCTACAAAAACCTTCATTACTTGATGCTCTGACATTTCAAATATATCTTTTCTGATGCATATAGCATTATTAAAGGTATATTGTGAACATTCATCTTTTATGATTCTTAAACGAAGAATATGATAGTTTGTAGTTCTTTTAGGACGTATTGAATTCAAAACACAAGACAATAAAGATTCGATGTATTGAAGATTTATATTACAATTTTCGATTGTTTTTTTATCTTTTTTATCACATCGAATCTTTATGAATTGCATATTATTAGTTAATCATCTTCGTATGGGTTATCATCATACTCTTCAAATTCTTCATATTCAAAGTCCTTTGATTCTTCGACAATGAATGAATCTTGATCGGGAAAGAAATAATCATCACTAATTGGAAAACAATTACCCAAATGATTCATGAGATCCACTTGATCTGTTAATGATTCGAGAGTTTCTGTCTTTTCAGAACATAAATTATAAAATTCTCTACCAACAGCAATTGCAGCATAACAATAAAACAAATACTTTGTATTTTTAGCTGCTAATTTAGCATTCAAAAAGTATGCGTAATCATCACAAACATTTTTATATAATTCTGATTGATGTGGTACTAAACGTTTAAGCAAATCTTTCTTAATTGTCTTAGCGTCTTTACTTTGGTTGAATTGAATAGTCTCAACAAAATTCCAAAATTCATTGAGTTCTTCGTTACTATATTTTTTATTAGGATTCTCTGCCATGTTTTATTTTTTTACTAATTTATTGGGTTTCATAATAAATCTTTTTTAACCTTATCTTGTAATAAATCAAGTACTGTACTTTTCATATATAAGGCGGCGATATCTTGCCAAAATGTCTTATTGTCAAATTCTCTGAGATAAAAAATCTTTAATCCGGCACATTTTTTGCCTGTCAATTGTTCATGCAAATATGCATAGATAGAAAGCTGGATTGTATATGTGGTAAATTCACATTGCTGTAAGTAATCCAAAGGAGCATAGAAATAATCATTATACTTAGAATTGAAATTAAATTTCTTATTTGTTTTGAAATCTAGAATATAAAATAAGTCATTATTCTCAACAATAACATCAGCAGTTCCAGCTAATCTATAGTCATGCGAATATACTGTGTGTTCACATAAGATATTGGAATTTGATTTAATAACACCTACACATTTTTTATCAAAACTTTTAATCAATTCTTCATATCCTTGAGGAATAAACTGCTCCTTGAGATAATTTTCCATAATAGAGTGAATATTAGTACCTCTATTTTGTGCTGTCTTTGTAATGGTCTCCCATTCTTTTAAAACTTGATCTTGATCCTTGCCATCTCTGTCTGCAATTTTTTTACTCCAATAATCTTTATCGAAAGGTTTTTTATATTTTCCAATTAATGTCGTAACAGACATATACTTTTCATCATTATGAATATTAGTATATGTATGGGTAGAATGATCCAGTACAATGTCATTATGCATGACTCAATATACAATACTATTGCTTTTTATCAAGGCATGGCGTCCCAGAGTCTGATATATTTGATTGTTCCATTAATATCTATTTTCAAATATTCATTTGTTGTGCCAACTGTATTGGGAAAAAAGAAAGTATCATTTTTTATCCCATCGTGCAGTACCCATTTAGCTGAATTATTTGCAACAGTGGTACTAGAAGAATTCCAATTTGCTGAATTAGTAGCTACTATAGAATTTACTATTATAGATCCTAATGATCCGGTACCGCCTAAATTCCAAGTAGCAGAATTTGAATATACAGTACTATAAGTAGAATTCCAATTAGCTGATCCTGATTGTAATGCTGTAAATGCGCCAGAGAGAGATATACCTCCTTGTTGACCCCAAAAAGAACTATTTGATTGTACAATACTAAAAACTGAAAATGCTGGGGCATTATCACACACTATTGCATAAGATGATAAATTTCCTATATTTGTGCCTGTTAATGCATATAATTTAGGGGAAATAGAAGCTGTTGTATCTAAGAAATAATCACCAGGAACTAATCCCAATATAGTAGTACCTAACCCCGAAGGGTTGCCATAGTATAATTTAGAACTTGCAGCGATTCCCCCTAATGTAGTACCGTCTCCAATATATAATCTTTTTACATCTGTAGAATATGCCAATTCACCTTCTCTAAATTGAACACCTAAACGTTGCGGCTCAGTACCTCTTTTTACTTGTATAATTGCATCTACTTTTTCACCCATATTATTATTTAGGTTTTATTAAATGTATCCCAATGCAGTCCAATATATGGTAGCAGTTTCGGTATTAGATGGAGCACTGGTTGAGTAATCCAAACCAACATCAAAAGAAGAGAGTGTTATATTTTTTATAATAGGAACAAAATTATTATTGATGAAACTATTATAGCCTATGGTAGTTTGAACATTGTAACAAACAGCCCATGATGTTAATGGAAATACAATAGTGATAAATTTATTAGCTGATAATCCGGCTGTTCTGCCCCATTGCATGCAAAAATCATTTTGCATGACTTGATAACCATTATTGCTCTTTTGCGATGACAATCCCGTAGTGTTTAATTGTAGTTTCCCATCAACATCGAAATTTAATTGATTAGAATTTGTCTTAATTGCAACACCATTTGTATCAATCGAAAGCCCTGATGCTGAATTTACGAATGTAGTGGTCACTTTGTTTGGTGTTATACCACCTACTATCTGATTATTGTATACATTTTGCAATGTAATTTTATTATCTGATATCTTTAGCGTGTCATTATCTACATTTGCTGATAATCCTGAAATTGTATTTAAAATTGCACCAGATGGATGTACAGTAATACTTGTATTGGGCAATAATTTGAAAACACCGCCCACTACTTCGAAATCAGCTGGATCGAAATTAATAAAAATCCCTTCTGTAGATAATGAACTTAATCCACCATCTAATCTATAAACTTCTGAACCTATATGCTCTCTCTGAATTCCGCCATCTTTTAATTTATACCCCCCATTATATTCAATAGTAATATTGTCTACGTCACCACCGAGCAATTGCCATGTAGTACCGTCGTAAATATAACCCCTATCATCTAATGTCCTGAAAAATATATCAGTTGGTCTATATGTAGCAGGAAAATCATCATCTATGGTAATTTTATTACTTACAATAATACCACCTACAGTATTGCCATCTCCGATATAAACACGTTTCGTATCTGTCGTATAAACAAGCTCCCCTTCGTCAAAGGTCACTAATGATCTTTCTGCTTCAGATCCTCTTCTTAATTTAATTTTTGCTATTCTGCGATCGATCATAAGTTTAAGCTTTATAAATTGTTACATGAACGTGTCTTGGGTCAAAGTAATTAGTAGTACCACTATCCAATTTTATACATCTAATATCCACTTCTTCATTAGTAGATTCACTACTAGCGACTATATTATATATTTTTAAAGTGCCTCCGAAGAATTCTGCATCACCTATTGTCATAGATGCTTGTATATGGTAACTATCTCCTGTTGTTGGGCCCAATAAAGCAGTAGTTTCAGAAGATAAATTCACTTTATATCTACCAGCAGATGCTCTAGTAATATTATCGACACCATATTTTGTCACTACTGTGCCATCAATACCGTGAAAAGTCACAAATGCTTTTGGAATATTTGGTGATGTAGATCCTGATAGGGCTTCCATGTGACCTGTTGTTGTTCTGCCGGTAGCAGATATATCGCCAAAAACAGTAAATCCCGATTCATTAGCACCACCATATACTGTTGCACCATTATTTACACGGCCTATCTTAAGAGAGGATTTATTTCCAACACCATCATATAAATCAACTTGATTTGCAGTAGGCAGTTGTGTACCTTGTGCATGCAGCAATCCTGCAAAAGTTTCATCAATATTTTGATCCGTTAAATTCTGCGGCATGATACTATTTAGTCAATGTATACAACATTGTCTATCGTAGGTAAATTCCTAAAATTAGGTATATATGGTTCTGTCATTTCGAATAATGCATTTTCCAAATCAATAATTTTTTCAAATATTCTATTCAATACTTGCGGTACTACTAATTCATTATCATTGATTCTAGTATCAAAATTAATTTCAACATTTAGACGATGTATTTCTTCATCTAATAACGATATGTAATTGTTATAATTCAGATCACCATATTTGTCATACTTGTAATAAAATCTACCTTTTAAATTATTCTTTAATTGAATAATATTTGAATAAATTTTAAATAATTCTTTATTAAAGACCAAAGCCTGAACATTTTCTGATATCGCCAATAAAACATCTTTAGTTCTGAAATATGGTATTTTTGTATTTTTTAATACCGTATTATAAAGTGTTTTTTCTTTAAATTGTAAAATTTGACTTTCTGCTAATACGAAAAGAGTGTCTCTTCCATCTTCGAGATTTAATATATCTATATCAGATAAATTGAATCGTTTCTTTTCAGCGCCGAACGACCATTTTATTTTTTGTTGATTCCATTTGGTTGTTTGAAATTTCCATGCAAAATTTGGATCTTGTCCATATTTTGATCTAGTAAAAGTTGCAAATGTTTTTTCTGGATTTGAAAAGAATTTCTTATAAACATTTGTATTAGTTACAAGATAAAATACATTCGAATCTGTTTCTGAAAAACACACTCTCTTAAATTCAAAGTCTGTTTCTTTATATAAAGAATCCTCAAAAATATAATCTATGTATGTGAAATCGTTTTTATATTCCCTTAATAAATGTCGTTGATCACCAATATTGAATAGCACATAAACAGAATCATTTAACTGTCTCCATTTAATATCTTTTACGATATAATTTATTTTATATTTCAATGTTCTCTTGTATACAAAATTAGAATCATATACTTTGATCACTTTGTTCTTAGAATCATTTACAAAAACAAAGCCAGGTTTGGATCCAATTATATCACAACCATTAAATTTGTTTTTATTTTTTGATTGGCCAAGCCCGCCAATAGGCTTAATTAAAAATCTCTTATATTCATAAGCACGATCACCTGTAAAATACGAAAGTATATCATATTTAAAAACCTGACCGCCGCTATTGATTTGCGAATCTGTTACAAACAGATATTTTCCATCAAAAGTAAGGTCTTCTAAATTTTGACACCTTTCAAAAGAATTATTATCAATAACATTTTCATATAGTACAATATCTATATTGGTAAATGTCTGGTTCGACGTCAAACCAATCAAATGCGTGTCTGTGATTGCTAATATAGATGTATTATTTGTTTTGTTTTGTGGCAAAACAATAAACTTTTTAAGCTTATCCATTTCCTCAAAACCTGATAATGTATTAGTAGATAAAAACGGTTGATATGAGAAGCTGAAAGGTGCAGAATCTGTACCATTTCTAGCAGTATGCCACGTAAAAATAGTGCTATTTTTTTCTATAGCAGCAACTTTTTTATATTGATATGGCACATCTGTACTGCCGAAAAATAATCGAGAGTAAATGTAAATTAAATTTTGTTGTATATAATTTAATTTTGTATTAATAGTAGCACAATTCACCAATTCATTAGTGTCGAATCTAACATCATTTTTACTGTGTGGTAATTTATATTCATTTAACAATGTTCTATCACTAAAGAAATTTGATGTTATTAGATCACCCGAATAATTATCATTAGATTCTAATAATTTGGAATTGGCATCTCTGTATTGTCCAGTATATACGGATCCATCATTGTATACGTTATAAAAACCTTTGTAATTTCTTCTATCGAGAAATAAATCATCACCCTCCGTATATCCGTATTTTATCTGATAAAGATCCATTAATTTTATTTAATGTCTGTGTTTTTGAACACTACATCATTTACAGTAACACCAACAGGTAAAATTTTATTAATCTTTTCAAGAATAATATTTTTTACATTTTCCCTGATTATAGAATTATTGATGTTGCTATTTTTAATGATAATATTTACTTTATTACTTTTATTGCCTGGTGTATTAACTGTGAATATGCGTTCTACTTGCTCTATTTCATTACGATGTCCTGAAGGCAATGATGTAATTAAATCTGAATCACCTTGTGATTTAATTAATAAAAATTTAATTTCATCATTTGAAATTGCTTTATCATATAATTTAAAATTTTTAATAGAGCAATTATTAAGCATATAATGCTTGGTTTGTTTTAAATGTTGCGGTAATGTTATATTATTATAAAAGTATGTTGTACCAACAGCAAATGAATCTTGTGTGATATCCTGGAATGTAAAATCAGCTTTAGGAAAATCTATACTTGAAGACAGTGTACCGTCTACAAATAAATCAATCTTTCCTTGTTTTGTGTTAAGTCTGAATACGAAATGATGTTCTCCGTTTTTAAATTGACTAATATCAACAGGTATTTCTAAATCTAATATATTTTTATTATTGTATATATTTTTGAGACGTGTTTTAAAATTGATTATATTTTTTTGTTTGAAGCGATGTTTTAAATAATCATAATTTGAAAGATTATAATTTATTCTCCTAGGTGCACCTTCTTTTTGATATGTCCCATGTGTATCGATTAATGTTACGTTTTCAAAAGATAAATTAGCTTCATTTATTTTAGCTAAGAAATGCCTGCCGGCGACATTATTTCCCAATAAGACTGGGTAAAAAGACAACCCATTTTCATCATACTCTCTAATCAAATCCAATTTTATAAATTCGGCATTTTCTATGGCTGAGCTAAGAGCAGATTGTGTATTTGATAATGTGAATATATTTTCCCTATACTTATTGAATTTGGAAATTTTTGCATTTGTATGTATAACGTAAAAATTATCATCATCATCAATAATAAAATCTCTAATCTGAGAAGTGGATGATAAAAGTAAATCCTTAGTAGAGTGATTTAAGCTCTCTCTCCACAATTCTGTATTTCCTTTCTTATAAAGCACATATTCATCCCGGAAGAGTTTGGCGTGATATCCATCAAATCCATATACTGACCCATTTTTTGCTACTATAGTACTGCATGATAATGATGAAACTATATCACCTTCTAAAATTTCAGTTGGTGCTAAAATTTCTATAGATGAAATTTCTTCTGTTCTCAAATCAATACCATAACATTCATTGTTTTCATACAAATAATATAGTATATCTCCTTCAACATAATATGACAAATAGGTTTTATCTAATGAACCGAAGGAATCGAAAATAGCACCATTGGAATAAAACTTTGATGTATAAGGTAATGTCATATATTATTTTGATTTGCGTGTTTTGAATTTACATTGCTCAATTTGAATTTTTGTAATTTCCGTATTATCAAATCCAAATACATTATTGGGCGATAGTATTCTAGATATTTCGTCTTCATTTGTATAAAGGATGCCGCATTCTCTTCTATTAATAATAACATCATTTCTAGATATTGAATCAATGTCATAATTTCTTATAGTAGGAGAGAAGAAATTTAAATGATCTGTTCTAATCAAATCTTTTACTAAGAATGAAGTTATATATACTGTTGTTGTCACTGCTATATTGTCATTATTAGTTTGAGACGACAAAGCTTGGACATCAAGTTCATCTTGTGATAAGTAAACAGAATCTATTTTTTGAAACGATGTATTATAGATGTCAACTGTTCTGCCTTCTTGAAATGATGTATTATATATTTTATTCTCTCTGATATCTTGAACCATAATAAAAGGCGTTATTTTTTCGTCCGAAAATACGCCAAATCCCCGATCATTAAATGAACCCATGATTTCATGCCCGAACCCTGATTCCCAATTATTAGAATTCATTGAAAATGCTAATGTAAATTCATTAGTATTATTAATTTTTCTGTAATTATCTATAAGGGTGTATTCATTGCCAGTGAATTCATATGTTATATCACCAGATGCTTGATCAAAAATAAATTCAAACCCATCGTAGCGCCTAATTGGTAATAATCCATCTGATAATAAAGAAGCAGATAATGCATTTAATATTTGATCTGCATATTTTTCACCAAGTCGATGATAAACATATTCTTGATTGGGAGCTAAAATAACATCACTTATTTTATCAAAAAATACTTCACCCCAAATGGCATCTTTAATTTTTTGTGGTGTAGAATCTATTTCTTCTCCTATAGATGTTTGCCAAATAAAATTATCATAATAAGCAGATGGTGCTAAAGTGGTATTTAAATATTCTTCAATTTTATCCAAAAACGCCAAATCAGGCGTGGTCGATAATGCGGATGCAAATGGTGTCTTCTCTGGATAATAGTATCTATCAACCCAAACAGCCCTTCTTTCATCGCCAGATAACCAAGTACACAAATACTTTGCATTTGAAACACCAGTTCTAATGTCTTTGAAAAATACCTTGTCTGAATGATAAGGCGTATCACCAGCTATAGCACCATTTCTAAATAATAATGAATCATTAATGTTGAGTTGTTCAAATGGATATAAACTATCTGGCATTTGAAATTGTGTATATCTGTCTGCCTTAAAAATATAGTCACTATTATACGTATCGTATGATAATACGATTGAATCAAATCCTAATTCTTGATTTAATCCTGTATCTAATGAATTATAATTTCTCAATTCAATATTTGGTACGCCGGGATTTGTATTATTTAAATTGTCTGCTCGATAGCTATAATTTTTAACACTGTGTTGATTTTTCAATGTTAAAAAATTGGCTTCAATTTCTGATCCAGATATATAGGTATAATTGTTATATATTAAAATATTGTTCGAACAATCTAAAATTGAATTTTCTGGATTTACAGATAATTTATTCTTATTGATTTTCTCATAAGAAGCCCACGAAGTGTTTGCATTGAAGTTAAAATCTTGCAAATAAAAATTTAATGTAGCTGGATTTGATGAATATATATCATCAGATAGCACAAACTGATCATTTCTAATAGATAATGTTTTTAGATTGTTAGAAATTTTCTTTAGAAAATAAAATACATTTTTATTTTTTATATATTGAAATATGGATTTGCTAAAATTGTATTTTTTAGAAAAAGTAAAATTACCCGATTCGTAGCTAAGATAGTATATATCAAATCCATCTACGAAATAAATTTGACAAAGATTTTCTGATAAAAGAAAAATTTCAAATGATGTATATCTATCATTTTTTGTATCAAATTCTGGTTTTTGTGTAGCTACATTTATCTTTAAATATTTTTCATTACTAAATTTTATTGATGAACAAAAAGTAACTGGTGAATTATATTTTATATTTTTTAATTCAAAAACATCATCGTTTTTTATATTATTAGTTAATATAAAATTTGAATAATTATTAATGCTTTGATCTTTTACATTTTTGAGATAATGCTCATCATGAAAATAAAAACCGTCTTGTGATGTAATTTTTCTGGTTTTAAATGCCAAATCATCGTCACCGACATATTTGGTAAAAAGAGGTTCTAATATTTCATTTTGATGAAAAATGCGCACACAAGTATTTAATGGTTAGAAGAAAAAATTACTTATGGCAATTCATATAATCTAATACCATATTGCCTAAATGTACCGCCATCATCAACAGATATTTCTAAAAATTTACCTGATGATGTGACTGGGTTTGTATAGGTTTTGAGGTTTCCTGTCAATGTGGTACCACCACCCAATCGGGCTACTACGTCCGATGATAATTGATCCAACCCAATACCACCATCTTTTACTTTAAATTCACTAGCTGATAATGTTAATGTAACTTCATCAGCTGAGTATGTATTAGTTGTTATTACTTCATTTATTTCTTTTATAAAGTAATTTTTAATTAATCCGCCGGGGGCAGCTGCTGTATAATTTTGTTTTTCAACGATAATAAGATCTGAATCTAAAATTTCATCTGTTATCGGCAAACTTTTAATTTCTACAGAAGATAAACTCATATTTCTATTTATGTTAAGTATTCACTTCAATGTATTCATTGAATTCAGTCAATAAGTCTGCTGATACAAAACCTGTATTAGTAGATAGTGTAGCACTGATTATTGGCGTTGGCGGTATTGTTTGTTGCTCCAAAGCTTTTCTATAAGAAACAACATTTGAACCTGATCTAAAATTAAAATATTGATTTTTGCTATTCTTCATAACAAAAAATAAATCATCATTTTCAATAGTATCCAAAAATTGTGCATTCTGAATAATAGAACCATCAAAATCTTCTAAAATTGAGGGGGGTATAAAAATCATAGGAAATTGATATTCGTATGTTTTAAAATTGCTATAAAATAATTTTATAGTCGCAATATCTCTCTTTTCAATTTCGTATGGTGTTTCTTTTTTTAAAATAAAATTACTTAATATTTCATTAAATTCAAATACCCTAATTTTTTGATCAAAAGTAATTTTCATTTTTACTAAATCTACATTTGGATATGAAATAAAATTAAACTTAAATTCTATTTCGTGTGAATTAAAAACTTTTGTATCTAGTGTTTCTATACCAGACAAACCATTTAAATGTGTTGTTATATTATAAGAATTTCTATTCATAGAATTCTAAACTCCTTTCACTAGTATTTTTTATTATTTTGCAAGCACGATTTAAACGATTGAAATTGAATAGAACATCATGTTCATCATTTAATATGTCGATGGTTTTATATGTTTTTTCTTTCATCAAACAAATTAAATTTGTATTCAAAATATTAATGGTTATATTATCAAATTTAAAAAATATTTGATAGATATATGGTATATTATTATTATCAAATAGTGTAGATGCTATAGCATAGATTTTATTTCTGCTATTATATGTCAAAATTGGTTTTGATACTCTGGTATAAACTACGGGTAACGGATTTGTAAATATGTCGGCCGATAAACCATCGATTAAAACGTAATCTATTTTTTCTATTTGCGTATTGCTATAATTTATTTTATAAAAATTTGGTATTATATTACTAGATAGTATATTTGAACCTGATATTTCTAGTGTGCAAATTAAAGAATAATTTTTATCTTCAAAGAAAAACGGTTCTGATAAATTTCCACTCAATATACTTGAAGGTGTGTTAGCTGGATTAAATGATCCGTCAAATTTATATTTTTCAAATATAGCATAATTGCTAGTACGTATATATAAAATATCAGTATATACATTAAAATCTTCTATATTATAAATTAATTCAGAAGAAAGTGATGTGTGATAGTTATATTTTTTCAATATATCAGAAAATGAATCTCTTATATTAGATACTGTATTATCTTTTATGTTTCTTACATAAATTTCTTTGCCTGTGATAGATATAGCATTAGTTGTTTTTGTATATCTATCATTTTGCAATTCTTTTAATAAAATATTTTTTGTACTATCAAATTCACTATATACTTCATCTTGAATGATACTACCACCGTCTAGTTCTTTATATTGTATAGAAGATAATATATATCCAAAAGAAAATGATGCTTCATAAGAAATTGCATCTGTATAAAAACCGCAATCTATTAACAGGTCATAACTAGTCCATCCCGATGCTGTTAAACATATATCATACGTATATGTAGCAGAAGCTGGTGTTGTGAATAATAACCCATCATAAAGCCTAGGCGCTTTTATGGGTCTAATCATTACACCACTTACAATGCCCCCTATACCACCCTCTAAAAGTATGTTATAGTAATATCTCGATGAAAATATGAATCCAGGCCATCCTGCTTTATCTGATGAACACAATACAGATAACTGTGTATCATCATCAAATAACATAACTCCGCCATCATATACATTATATGTTGTGAGATTTTCATTTAATGAAGATCTTTTGTCTGTATATGATTTAAATTTTGTTGGTTCGAATAATGCGAATTGATTTCCGAAAATATCACTGTTCCATCTTGATATGGATCCTTTATTTGATAACGAAAGAAAATTTAACTCCAATCCCTTCTTATTAATTACTTTTGAATTAGCTAATTGATTTTTAGCAATATAACCGAAGAAATTTTGCTCGGTTGGATTTGAAAAAATATCACCATTTGCAAATCCGTTTGATACATTCTTTATGACCGGTGTATAATCTTGAGTATGTATTAGAGGATAATCGCTATAATAATTATTTGTTAATCCGACTGTATTTCCATATCTATTAGGATCTGGATATATATAAAGTTTATTGGGTTCTAATTTAGAATAATCAATTTGATAATTATTTTTCGGAACTGAAAAATATAACAACCCTGTTTTCTCTGGTCTGAAAAATAAGCCCAATTTTCTCAAGGTAATTAATTGAGAATCTTCTTCAATAGAAGCGGTACTCGGAAAATGCCTGTTTAAAAGATTACCTGATGGATTATATGCTTCAAATAATTTTCCTGTTGTAATATCGCTTATAGAATCACCGGTTTTTATATAATAAAAATCAGTACCGATAAATTTTTTTATTAATTCACTTTTTAACTCTAAAATGTTTTCGGCATAGTCTTTGTATTTTGTTACTAAATCATATAGTTTGTCTCCTGACTTACAATTTAAATTGACCCTTGTAATGTCATAATTAATTGAAAATACATGACCTGTTTCTTTTAAAAAAATAGATAATATGTCAAATATGTATTTTCTAGTAGCAGCATCAAAATCTAAAAATAAATTACCATCAATATCATTTGAATTAGAAGTGAATAATTCCTTTCTTAGCTCATTTTTTGTATCGTAATTTTCATATCCTAAATTAGGATCATTATCTAGATAGGTTGTATAAACATCTATCAATTCTTCAATTTCAATATCTAATGAGCGGATTATTTCATCTACATTTAATTTCGGAAAATTATAATTTAAATTATTATCATCACCTACAAAAACATAGTCAGTCAGGGAACTATGAATGGCGTGTTCAATTGAATTTTTTGTTCCTCTTTCTTGATTTTTGTTGGTGGCATGTTTTGTTTTTTCTCTTTTTTCTGTATGATACTTACATATATCAATTATCTTTTTAGAATAGAGTGGTAATATGATATCTAAGTCTTGCGGATCATTAAAATCTGCTAATTTTAAAAATCTCTTTTCTTCAAAAGAAAGATAATTCAAACTTATATCCTTCAATAATTCAACATATCTATCTTTTATTAATTGAACTTTTTCAGATTCGCTGCTTTTTTTGACATCTGACCATACATTCAGATAATTTTTATAAGCTGCATTATATTGTTGTGGTGTTAGGCGTGTTTCTTGATTTTGTAAAAAATCATAGAAAGAGAATACTTCTCTAAAATCTTTTGCTAGTGGGTCATTAATTCTATTTGAAGTAATAGAATTTCTAGGCAATGGCAAATATTCTAATAAACCCGTGGACACAAAAATATTTAGAGCACTTTAAGAATTTGAAGACAATAATTCTAACCCCAACATCAATTCTCTGGTAATAACATTTTCTGCTATGTTCCACCAATCAGAATATGATGAAACTGTTTCTGATATGGTAGTAAATTTATCACTCCAGTTAATTATACCTTCTATTTGTTCCAATGAAGGTGATGATATGAAGTCATAAAATGTGTAATATTTTGTTATATCAACTGGGCTGTATTGATTTGGCAATACTAATGACCACCCCCATGTGGGTGAATATGACGAGAGTGCATATATTTTTTGAACGGGATCAATATAACTTGCAGTTAATACATTTGTATTGCAAATTGTATAATTTTTAGAAAATCTTTCATATGCAATAATAGATTTATCAATTCCTGCTGTCAATGTCGCAGTCAAAAAATTTAATTCCTCACCTAAATTTTTTCCATATATATCATTATCATTGTTATACCCTTTAGTATCAAAATTTTCATTAAATTGATTTCTAAATCCCTTTAATTTTGATAATTTTATAGAAAACAAATCTAATAGACGGGTTATATTTGAAGGAAAATTATATGTATTGAATATATAAAGATTTTCATTTAGCATTTTGTGTAATGCATTTAATTTTTCTACATTGCATGTATCTATAAACACATTGTTATCAACAAAATTTGCTATTTTTTCGTATATTTTTTTACCTAGTTGCTTTGGATCTTCTTCTGTTGTTCCTAATATACTCTTAAAGAAATCATCAATAAGTGTTGTGCTATCTCTCAATGTTTCTTGAAATGCAAAATTTTTCAATTGCGCATGCATATCAAAATTTTCATTTAATTTTGCGATATCATATTCGCCAGCAGTTGGATATATATCAAACTGATTGCTACAACACCCAATTTTTGTAAAAAATACAGGACCATTCAAATATTTTTCTGAATATCTAAAACCTGTCGAATCACCCTTTGAATTTATAAAATTTTGATAAAATCCAGTTGTAGATATACCATCTAGTTTAATTCGCTTTAAATTGGTTTCAGGACTACCTGTAGTATCATCAATCTTCAAAACTTTAATTTCGCGATCTACATTATCAAATACTAATAAATCTCTTTGTGTTGTAGTAGCTATACCATTAAAATTACAATCTATTGATTGACCCGAAACAGATGTCAAGGTTGTGAATAATGAAATTTCACTAAAAGTAGTATCAAATTTTACTATTTGGTTTGTATTCGCTGTAAACCAAAGATTACCATCAATGTCATTAGTAAAATCCCATAATTTATAATCAAAGTTGTATATAGATTTTTGATAATTTGTTTGATTTATTTTTAATAATGAATCAAATCCATTATTGTTTAGATTTTTTAAAAGAACCCATGAAATTCCTTTGCTAGTGCAAATAATACCATTTGCTATAAAGGGATAATCAATATTGATTCTTGTTTTAAAATTTCCATTAGTATCATATACACAAATAAATGATGATAATGTATAATTATAAGCGACCCAAGCATTGTTGTTTGTGTCTATATCTACTATAGCGGGTAGTATAGAATTTGAACCGGCTGCACCGTTTTGTGATATGTAAAATGTATTACTACTATAGTCCTGATTTAACAAATCAGGAACAGTATAAAATAAAATATCACCACTGCTACTTAATTTACAAACGCTAATACTATCATATAGTGTCACCCAGATATCGCCGTTACCATCAGCTGCTAAAAAACTGGGTGATGAACCTGATGATAAATTTATTGTTGTTATGATATTGTTTTCAATATCAATTTTTGCTACTAAGTCTTGATCAGAATCAATTGTCCAATAATTATATTCTATACTATTAGATTCATATCGCGGGACAATTATAGAAGCATACATTCCAGATAAGCTAGAAGTATCGAATAATGTTTTAATTACATTGCTTTCAATAATTAAATTATCAATTATATTGTATGCTAAGTCAAATTTAAATAGATAAGTAGATTGCGGATTAGTTACAATTACATGCTCAGTATTTGCAATATAAAATGATTCACTGGTTGAATTAAAATCACAACAAATAGTAGCATTTTTTACCGGTATTTTTGGTATTATATATCCTTTAAAAAATCCTAATTTATCATATGTGTCAAATTCATCATAATCTTCATATATATCAAAAGCCGAAGGTATAATCACATTAGTATTTGTATCTTTTAAATAAAATTTGATTGAATTTTGTGATAAGCGTTCATCTTCTTTCTTTAAAGTAAATTTTGGCCACGACTTTGAAGAGAAATTATCTTCATCTTTTAATTTTGCTATAAAGGGAATTTTTTGACCTACAAATTTATTTTTACCTATATTAAATGTCGATGTATTAAAATTTCCTTCAGAATCAATGCCATTAGCTGAGAACTTAATGCAGCCTAATTTATCCTGAGGATATATCCTAGGTGCATATGACACTGTATACAAACTATTTAAAACAGTATAATCACTATTAATGTTGTATTTTATACTGTCATTATCATAAAAATTTTTGAAATTAAATGATGCGGTTATTAATGTTTGAGGAATGACACTGCCTTGGGGTGATTTTGAATAATCATCCGTATAGTAAATTGTTCTTTGACCCGAAGTACCTGCTATCACTGATCCCAAATCAGATGAATTACAAAAAACAATATTTTTATTTGAATCTAATTTCACATAAATTTCTTTATTATTTTTTGTAAAAATTTCATTTACTGGTATTGCGTCATATGAAGATAATAATTCGTTAAATTCTATAACAACGAATCTAGAACTAGATTTTAAATGTGCATACTTGTCATTTTGATAACTTTCAAAATCCAATAGAGGTGCTGAATTACCCGATACATGCAATGTAATACTCGCGCCTTGACTTGAAAGTGAGTTATATGTTTGCCAACTATTGAATCTAGTTAAAATAAATGGATTTTCGTAGTGTGAAGCTCTTATTATTGCATTATTTTTAGCTGATAATACAAGAGTATCAGATATATAATCCTTTACTAGAATATTTTGACAAAAAGATGACTCATAACCAATCCCACTAGCACCATAAAAATAACACTTTACACTATATGTGCCTGGTATTTTATAATAGTGACTAGCTGTAATATCTCTGCTTGTAGTTCCATCACCAAAATCCCACAAAATTCTTGTGTTTGATACACTTTTATCATCACCGGAATCAAATTTAGGTAAAAAAGTAAATGGTGTAATTGGTAACGTATACCCAGATGTAGTATGACTATTTGTATAGTCCAACACATCAAAATATAAAAATCTGTAGTCAGGGGTATTCATTAAATGACTTCAATTTTATTAATTAAATTGCTTATTTGATAAAAGAATGGAAATTGAAAATATGCCAATGCATAATTTTGTGATGTTGATTCTAGTGTAGAATCAGGATAAAGTGGATTCCATGTTATAACATTGATTTTAGAAACTGAAAATTCGTTACCTGGATTATTTCTAAATGTTTCTATTTTTGCTATACCAGGTATATTTAAAATATCTTGTGATAGTTGTGCAAAATTTAAAATACCACCTAATTTATTATTTGATAAATTAAAAAATTGTTCTATTTTAGATAAGACACTACTTTTTATTAATTCTTTAGATGTGTTGTATCCAGTTTCACGATATATCCTCAAGTATGTTTCACTTCTTACTGTTTCTGAGTCTGTTTCTTCTGGAAAAGGTAATCCAATATCAAATGCATTATATATGGGATCACATACTACTACATTCTGATTAATTAATTTTGTATTTGCAAATGATTCAACAATAGATTGTTTTTGAGAAATGGGCAATGTTTGCGGTGTTTCTTCATTTAAGATAGCACCATACTTAGGTACAACAAAACAATACACATTATTGAAATCACAACTATCAGAAAATAATACTTGATTCATCAAAACCCTTTCTTCTTGGTTGGGCCTTTCTAATCCAATATCATAAAAATATTTTAGAAAATATTTTGTATAATTTTGATTGTTGACTACTTTTACATCTTGAATTAAATTTGAAAATTTTGATGAAATTTTAGATTCAAAATCACCTACTGTCACACAACGGTTTTGTGACATTAACATAAGTGGTGCATTTTTCTTAATTTCATCAACTGTTTCATAATTTTTAAAATTAGTTGATGCTGTTTGATTATCTAAATTTATATAATTCAATTGATATGATTCTAATTTATTTGTGGTAGTTGTTCTTATATCAGAATAAATTTCATTCCATCTATTTGTATTGTATATAGACAATTGTCTGCCTGTTAATAGATTAGATCCTATACGTCCTGATGAACCTTTGCTTTGTATATAATAAATTGCTATTTGATCACCAAGATTTAATTGCTTTCCGTTGACATTATTACCAAATTTTAATTCATAATTCAAATTCTCATTAAATCTCTTTTCAAATACACGCGCATTAGGCTCTTGTCCATATACTGTATCAACCTCTACCCATTCTACCCACTTCTCTGAATAGACATCTCGGACAAATACAAATATATTGTTATTATCAATAATTGTTGTATTATTAATCAAATCTTGAATGGCGATAACTTTTAATTCAAACGCTTCGCCTAATGCAGTTGTAATTGGAAATTCTTTTACGTCTCCCTGATACAATATATTATTGTTAATAACACTCTCTATATTTTCACTACTGCTGTTTGTTTTTTCAAAAAATACATCTTCTGTGAATGTGTAAGTTGAACCATCAACATTGATATATGAAAATCTAGGAAGTAAGTAAGAACCTGGTGCTAGGTCTGAACTAACAGTAAATTCACTCAATGCAACTGATGCTGTATGATACCCATGTGGTTTATAACCTATCAATGAAACTATTTTATTAATATTTTCGAATAATTCTGCTTGTGAAAATGTTGCTTCAGAAGATGTTTGGTTAAGATAAAACATCAGAACGTGATACATGTAAGCAATTACATCGACTAAAGCTGAGATATTACTACCTTCAAAATCAATATCTTGAAATTTTTCAGACGCTTTTAATCGATTTACTATTAATTGTTTCATGCTTACAGCATCAAATGCTGCATATGCATTTCTGGGTAAATTAAATTCTGTAAAATTAGATATTGCCATAATTAGTAGTTTGTGTAACCAATACTATTTAATGCACCAGACATTGTGAGTGCTGGTGTATTTATTTGGGGTAATGAAAATGAAATTTCTATGTTATATTCTGATGTGTCATACATTGGATATACATTGACATAATTCAAATATATCCTTGGTTCAAAAAAAGTTAATTTAGATCTAATAACACCCGCAATATCCATAGCAACCAGATCACTCATGGGACTGAATAAAAATTGTTTTAAATCTAAGCCAAATTCTGGGTTCAATACCTTTTCACCAGGTGATGTATTAAAAATATTTCTAATAGAATTTTTTATAGCATTAAAATCATAATCTAGTACTAGATCATTTATTTCGGGTAATTGTTTGAAATTATCTTTTATTAAATATTTTTTTTGTAAATCCAAATGCAAATCAGAATAAGTAAATGCTTTAATCTGAACGCGAGGTTCAGGTAATCCACTTATTTTAATTGATGCCATAAAAATATTTAACAATTAAGTAAATAATAGCATGAAGAAGAAGTTTCATGCTATTTTTGAAGCAGCCTTGACCCGTTATTCCCGCGGTGGATTTTTAGTTGGTGACTATGTTAAATTTGCTAAAAATTTCAAAACTAATGAAGCTTACAAAATGCTTGGAACTAATATCAAACAATTGCTTGACGAGATGGAATCATCCAAATTACATCTTCGTGTAGTTGGTATTGTAGATAATAACACACCAAGATATCCAGGAAATCCAGATACCATGACGGGTAATGTTACTTTAGATATTGCTTTGGATAATGGTGGTGGAAGATATACGCATTATACAAAGATTCCTGCTTGTTGTGTTGAACAAATGGAAACAGATGGAATTAATTATCCCGCTTTTGACTCTTCTTTAGTAAGACCGAATGGCACACAAATCAAACCACTTGAATATTCTGTAAAAGAAACAGAATCTTTTAAATCTGACAAGGGAGAAGGTAAACTTACAAGCATTGAACATAAGTTACCTACTCAAAATATTAAGATACCCGCGCAACAACCAACTACTGCCAGGTATCTTAAGAGTTTTCAAGAATTATAATTTTGCTATTTGCAATATTAATGCAAAGAAATTGATCTCTTGATCAACAACAAATGCATGTCTATACATGTATTCTGTAATTACTAAGATGGTTTCTGCTTTCTTTGGTTCATTCTGCCAAGAGTAAACATACTGAACCATATTTTTCATTAGGTTATGGTAATCAGACTGAAAGGTACTTTCATTTTGAATGTAAAACTTTCTACATTCAAAAGGATTTTCTTTGATCTTATCAAAAACTTCTTTAACAAATTCATTTTGTGTAGCCTGATTAACAATTGATAGAGTACCTGACGTAGAATTTTTTTGTAATTCATTAATGATCTTTCTAAAATCAGGAAAATTGTGCTTCACTAATTCAATAAACAGAGGCTTTTGCTCTTCTGGTACAGCAATACCTTCCTTTTTAAGGATACCAAAGCAATGTTTAATAACATCTTGAATATTATGATTAAAATTCAAGCTAACACAACGTGATTGAACTGCGGGAATGATCTTGTGTTTATAATTTGCTGTTAGAATAAAGCGCGTATTTGCTGCATATTCTTCCATTACGTTACGCAACGCTCTTTGACCTTCGGCTGAGATACCATCTGCTTCATCCAAAATAATGACTTTAATATCACCAGTCAATGATCTGGTTTGTGCAAATGAAATTACTTTTGTTCTGATAGTATCAATGCCATTTTCATCAGAGGCATTTACATAAAGATAATCACATTCTAAGATATGATTTACAATCATCTTAGCTAATGTAGTCTTTCCTTGGCCTGGTGATGAAATAAGAAGGAGATTCGAGATCTCCTTCTTTGCTTTATATGATTCAATGACCTTCCGTGTATCAACCGGAAGAACAATATCATCTAATGTCTTGGGTCGATACTTCTCTACCCAAATATTATCAAAATTCATAATAATTATTTTCCAGAAGAACCAAATCCCCTAGCACCGCGACTTGTTTCTGATACTGAATCAGACCAGTCTGCCGTCATATGTACTAATGGATAGATAACTAACTGTGCACAGCGATCACCCTTTTTTACAACATAGTCAACATCAGAATGATTGAATAATTTCACGCCCAAATCACCGCGGTATGGATTATCAATAATACCATTAAATGCAGTAATATTGTGTTTAAATGCCAAACCCGATCTGCTTTCAATTCGGACCCAAAATTCTGGTGATAGATATGCTAATGTTAAACCTACCGGAACGACAGCAGATCCTCTTGCCGGAATAATTGTTTCATCAACTGCGGTCATATCATATCCACTATCTCCAATAGAAGGATCTGGATTGTTTTTCTTTGGTAAAACAGCATCTGGATGAGTCTTTAAGAATTTAATCATATATAAATTATAGGTGATGCTTAGTAAATTATCAATAAATAATTTTTATGTCAGAAGATGATTCATTAGACTCTGTAGATTCGCTCATAAATCAACTAAAATCTATTCCTAAAGCGACGAAAGAAGTCGAACAAGTAGAAGATACCCTAACAAAGGAAAATCTCGAGGAATTCATTTTAAAACATACAGGCAATTTGGTCAAACAAGCATCAGAATCTGTTACATTAGTTAGAGACTACGTAGAAGCAGCACCTAATGCTGAAGAGGTGACTGCATTGGCTGAATTAATTAAGGCCACCTCTTCCGCTGTTGAAAGTTTGAATCGCATCCTTATCACTGACAAGAAGACTAGTACTGCTATTAAGATCAAAGAAATGGATAATAAGAGCAGGCAAAAAGAATTAGATGCTGTTGTGGGATTAAAATTGAGATCTACTAGAGAAGAATTAATGAAACAATTAATTAATGCTACTATAATTGAGAATACGCCTGAATTGACTCAGGATTAATAATAGGTGTTAGAAGAATAGTCGTTACGTATTTTGTTCATACTTGCTTTACCAAAATACCCCACTCCAGCACCGTTTGAAGATTTTATAAAACCATAATTGGATTTATATAAATTTGTTTCCCAAATTTTAACTGCAGCTTGTGTATTAGTGTTGACATCAAATAATTGTTCAGGTGTGAAACTTTTGCCACCATTAAGCTTATAACCAGGACCAGCCGCTAGTCCAATTTGAAATACACCATAAGAAGTGGGATTACCATTATACCCCTTTTGCCCCGGGCTAAATCCATTTATGTCTGAAACATTGCTTTGATTAAATCCAGACTCTACATTACCTAGGCGCATAAAGAAATTTGACCATTCTTCTTTAGATCCTGTTACTATTCCATATGAAGCCATTTGTGCTCTCGTTTCGGGTGATAAATTTTCGAAATTAGTGACGAGAGGTGAACCTTCTAAATATTTGTCTAACGCTTCTCTTACTTCTTCTTGAGTCTGTGAATGATTCTTGCTTGTTTTTTTCTTTTTGAGCTCATCATGTAATTTAATTGTATTTGATGGCGTATCTGACATACCAAAAGATCTGCCATTATGTGAAGAAGTAGTAACACCATTTACCTTAACTTTTATGGTTGTTGGAACATATTCTCCATTTACGGCTTCTAATGTTTTAATCCCTATGTCCTTGTCAATGGGCTTTGCTATATTCATTTCGGGATTGAAAGGATTATATCTAGACATATAATCAACTATTCTGAAACAGTCGCCCAGCAACATTTTATTGTTTGCAACACCTTTAGAATATGCCTCCATTGTGCTTTGAAATAGTGTTGGACTAGTTGCGCCAATATATACTGCGCCTTTTTCGTCTGGAGCAAATGCATTTTTTCCCAATTTTTCTAAATTATAGTTTGAAACAAAATTATGCAAAGATGATTTTGCTTTATCCATAAAAGTTTTCATACTAGTGTATGCTTCTGTAATAGAATCAAGTAAAGCAGAGGGGATTTTGTTTACCTTTTCCAAAGATAGACCTGTTGGTGGGGGTGAATTTAAATCAGTATCTTGCGGCGGTGAATTATGAATTGTATTCACAGCACTATAATCATAAATTGAACCTACTCTTTGTGATAAATTTTTAAAATAATTGCAAGCTGATTCACACTGATTCATCAAATCAGATATCTTTTGCAGAAAATCCTTATCTTTGTCTATAGGAGTTGATCTATTAAAATTTCTTTGTGATTCAGTAGTAGTTACTCTCTCAGATAAATTTTCTGATTTTGCAAATGCTGAATTAACTTCTCTTTTTAATACTTGTTTTACATCATTAGGAAGCTGGTCTATTTTTTGTCTGTAAAACAATAAATGTTCTGTAGTTAATCCGGGTGCATCTAGTAGAAAATTTTTCATAAATTCTCTAGAGGCTGCTATAGTATCTGAATCAGTAGCAATTTTTTTCCACAAATAAGCAAGATTCATTTCTGCAGGAAAATCTTCCGCCATATGACAGAGATCTGTATTATCTTTTATAAAATCAATATTTTCACCAATAGCTATTGATTCAATATATTCTGGAAAACCGGTTTTTACTATCATGACTTTAACAAATTGTTAATTGAATTCATGCCATATTTTGATTGGCTCGGTGTTAGTTTATATGGCTTTATAGTTTCTATTTTATTAAAATAGGTATTTTCAGTAAAAATATGTTTTACAGTGGTTACTAGATGTCTACCCAAATTATTAAAATCGTACCTTTCATCTGTATCAATATTATTAAATTTTAATACATCTACAAATGTTGCCGCCTTCCTAACTGTCGAACCTTTAAGCTTGAACATATACGTATAATTTAAATTTAATAGATTTGATAATTTTTTAATTTTAATTTTTTCTTCATTCATTTCCGGAGGCAAAGAATCTGTGACGGTTTTCCATGCATTTTGCATATGAGCAGTACTTTGTGGTAATATGAAATTATATGTAAGTTCGTTTTTATTAAAAAGTTTTTTAAAGGGTTCAACAAATAATTTATTATATTTTTGTATTATTTCTTCGGGTGCCAGTGCTTGTGTGTTGTACATAAATGCACCATGTGCTCTTGAATAGCTGGACATGCCTTCTTTTGAAAAGAACTTCAAAATAAGAGCAGCATCGGGATTTTCTCTATAAAATTCTATAATTTGTGAATTTTTTCCACTATTACCTAACAATGCATATTCACCCCAGATCCTCGAAAAATAATCATATTCTATATCAGGTGTATTTTTTTCAATTTCATTTGATTGCCGCCCGAAGTGTATTTCGTCTTTGCAAAATAATTCACTATTTGAGAATAATGTATTATATGATAAAACAAAAAATTTCTTTTTTACTCTATCGAATCTTAATATACATGGACTTTCGTTATGTGTATGAAATTGTAATACATAATTTAATACAGAAATATTTGGTATTGCACCATGTGGTGTGATATCTATGTTTATGCAATTTGACTCTTCAAAAAAATCTTTTCCTTCTTTATCTTTAATGAAGATATTATCATTCATTTCTGTGTAAACATTACTTAAGATTGATTTTATCCAACTACTAGTTGGTTTTGCGTTGCCTTCATTAGAACTCAAATAGGAGAATCCGCCCAAAGAACGTTGTACACCTGCGATATTAAAAAATGTTTCTGATAATTTATACTCCTTTGCTTCGACTAATTTCAATCTCTTGCATAAAGCATTTTCATAATTGATATCAATACATTCTGTTATTATAAATTCAAATTTTAAAACAAAATCTTCATTATTATGCGGCAATATTGCATCTTGATCAGAATTTGGCAATATAGTCAATACCAACATATCTCTACCATTGCCTAGAAAATTATATTCTTTATCAAAAAAGTTTAAATTATTGTTAACAATAATTTCAGCAGTATGAAATGGATGATATATATTGTCAACAATTTCAATATATTTAAATGCGTTTCCTTTTAATAAAATTCCATTTCCTGAATCATCCAATGATACGAATGATCCGCAAACAAGATAATCATCGCCATTATATTGGTATTTAAATAATTCTTGATCACTACCTATATAATTTGATATAGCCATATTATTCTTTTACTTTTAATGAATTTAAAACAGAAGCCAAATATTCCTTTTTTATTATTTTTATAACTGATCCGGGTGTTATTAATTTTAATGAATTTTGAATATTATTACATAGTAATAACAACCACCACAAATGAATTGAACCATATACTTGATAGCTTATGGTTGTCAGCGGCAAAGTGTCAGGCACAGAAAAATAATCAAAAACACCGTCATCAATATTTTCAGGCAAAGTAACTTTTTTTCCTATATTATAAAAATAATACATATCACCATTTTCATTAGTATCTTTATACATATTGAAAATGTTTTCGTAATATTCGTTAGGGTGTGATATATTGTAGGATTCCATATATTAATTGTTATTAATGCCTTCTGTTGTTAAGGCACGGCATCACCCGTTGCTTTTTTTTGCTTTTGTGCTTGTTCCATTTTAGCAGCAAATGCATCTTGTTGTTGTTGTTTTTCTATCGCATTTAGCTTAAATTGTTCTGCTTGTGAAATTTCAACTGTTTCAGATTTTCTACCGGGTGGTGGTGTATATTTTCCTTTCATATTCATAGTCTCCAAGAACATATTTACATCATATTTAATTAATGATGTAAATGTTATTTGTACACTATATGCTTCGGGGTATATGTCGTCGCCAAACAGGCTTTTTGTTCCTATATGATCTACTATGTAATTTGAAACGTAACATAAAGGAAAATTTGCTTTTCCGGGTATTATGATATCATATATTTTAGTAGGGTCAACTGCTAAAAGATTTTGTCTATATGGCATGTTGTTTAAACCAAATAATTTAACAAATTTCATGTTCTTTGCCGTTTCATAACTATCGATATTATTATAAAGGGGAAATTTAATTGTTATAACTGGGCTACCTGAAGAAGAAAAATCATAAAATTGAGGTGCCTGTATATACGCACCAGGACTTAATAATGCTGGTAAGTTTGAAAATTTCTTTAAATTACCTCTAGTATTATTCATATCCAAAGAGAATAGCCCCCCTTCAAATTGGAGGTATTCATTACCTTCAGAGAAATTGTTGTTTATTGATAAAAACTCATCATCCATGTAAGGAAAAATAAATTTTTTACCTGTAGATTTCAAAGTGTATAAATTTTTGTATAATTCACGCAATTTTTCTGATTGCCATTTATGATCGTCAGGTGCAGATGCTTTAGTAGCTGCACCTATTTTGTCAAAAATATTTTTTGTTGAATTTACAACTTTATTTACTATATCACTAGATGTTTTACCTTCTAGAAATGTTGAGACCCATTCTGGAGATGCAACATCTGTTAATCCTTTAGCATTTGGTATTACACTTTCAATAGCACTACCTAAAATTTTTTTATTTTCAGAAAATAAATATGATGATATTGCAAAGGATGACTTTAAATTTTGAACAAGAGGCGAAGTTTCAATATTATATTCTGTTGCAATTAATTTAGGTATATTATTGATAATAATATTTTTATTTTCAGACAGAGTCCATATATAATTTTTTAATATATTAAATTCTTCAATTATTTGTTGTTTTGTTACAGCTTCAATTGTTGGTCTTTTTTTTGTATTAATTTGTGCTATAGCTGCATTCCCAGGAGATCTGCTGTTTATTGATTCAGATTTTATTCTTTCTATATTTTGATCTGCCATATTATTTGTCTCCTAATAAATAAGTTGCTACTTCTGATGCTTTGAGATAATTTTTACGGCTTTCAGAAATATTTTGTTTAATTTTCACATCATTATCAATTACGCGGTTGTTATTTGAATTAGCATTTACTGTAACTTTAGTATCTTTTTCTGCTATTTGTTTTAATATATTTGTTTGATCGGCTAATATTTTATTTTGGTCCATCATTAATTGAATTTCTGCATAAGACATTTTTGAATCCTTTTCAGGATTACCGGGCTTTGATTCTAAAGTAGTTGTTGGTGGTATTGACCTAGGCAATGGCAATTCACTATTAGTTTTTTTTATAGTTTCAATTGCTGCATCTCTGTCTTTTTCCAACTTTTCAATGTCACTTTGATATTTTTTCTTAGCTTCCAAACTGTTGCGACCGGAAACACTTTTCATAGCCTGTTTAGATTCTTCTATTTTTTTATTATAGCTATCTTCTATTTGTTTTATTGGATTGGGCAATGTTTTTACTTGTGGTGTTTCATCTGTAAATCCAAAAAAATCTTTTATTTTTTTAATAGCATCTTTGGATAGATTAATCAGGCCTTGCATTTTTTTACTAAAATACTCTGCAACCGTCTTATATATATCAGACATGCCATCTTTTATCCAATTGCCAAAACCTTTTTCTGCATTCAACTTAAATTGTTTATTATCTTCTTCATTATCAGTAAGATCTCTTAATCCTGATAAAATTCCTAGCCCTAAACTAATAAACGGGCCGTAGCCGGGAATCGCTAAAACAGCAATACTTGCGAGATCTAGCAACATACCCCAATAATCACCCTTTTTATATCTATCATATGCAAAATAAAGTGTGAGTAATGATCCTAATATTGGTATTTTGGATAATCCTTTAGCGACAGCTTTAATACCTGTCCCGGCAAATCCTAATAATTTAGATAAAATACCACCCTTAGTTCCAACCTTTAACAAACTAGATGCGCCTTCTGTTGCTGCAACTGCTGTTTTCTCACCCGTTTTTGCAAACGGTATTTTTATGTTTTCAAAAATAGATGGAATTTTTTCTTTTAAAAATTTAAACGGCCATTGAATAATAGATGTAGTTTTAGCTAAAATTAACTCACTTAGTTCACCGAAAGTTTTGCCACCTAGAGTTTTTAGTTTAGCTACTAAATCTAGGGTACCTTGCCATGGTGATATTTCATCAGATAAAAAATGTGAAAGGAATGCTATAACCGGGCTAGCTGCAATTAGCATTGTACCCAATCCTTGCATAATTCTAAATAAATCACCTATAAGTGGTATTTTTTTTAAAAAATCTGTTAAAAAATTTGATTTTTCTTTTGTTTTATCGCCAATTGGCGTTTTCGAGATTACTGGTTCTCTTTCATATTCTTTAAAACTACTACTTCTTTCAGTATCTTTTCTTTCTTCTATTCTATTCAATTCAGCTCTTAAGAGAATGTTACTAATTTTATCCAAAGCAATAGGTAAAGATGAAATTTTTAATACTTTATCAAAAATATTTGCTATGTTTTCATATGATTCAGTATTTTTTTTATCAATGCTTTCTGTGGAAGATACTGCTTGCGTATTAGTGGAATTGGGTAGTAATTGGAGTTTATTTTTATTTTTGTCTGCACCATATAAAATATTTTTAAAAATATTTGCAATTGCTTGGAATCGTTTTCTTTCCCAAGGCATTAAAAGAGGATTGCCTGTCTCTGGTTTAACTGCAACTTCCATTACAGTATCTGATATATCAGATACTGTTTTAGTTAAATTGTTAAATGCATCTGTTAAATTAGCAAGATGTGCCGAAATATCATAGAGGGACTTCGAAGCATTTGCTGTGGTGCCTGCGGCACTAGCAGTTATCCTATTATATTCGAGAATTTTATCTCTAAATGAATTATTTGATTTATTTAGAGATTTTAATTCTGATAATATATCTTGTGTAGGATCAGATTTTGCCATTATAATTATTTAATGGCAAAATCTTCAAACAAAGAGTCTAGCGTCTAACGTAATTTTTTTGCTACCTACGGTCAAATATTCATCTTCGGGGTTTTTGAATTTTTCTGTGATTAGATCATTTAATTTAGTAATTATAGACGCGGGTATTTGTTCAACAACTTTGATTCTATCTTCAATTGAAAGAGTAATTAATTCTTGTTTTAATTCACCGACTTGTATAGATTTTATGTATTTTAAAATTTCGAATACATACATTTCTCCTATAACATTTGTAATATCAATATTATTTGTTTTTTTAATTTTTGATAGTTGTAATTTTGTTATAATTTGATCTTCATGTAAAGAAGGTGCCTGTGCTGTTATTTTTAATAAACCTTCTTCAATATAAAATTCATTAAATGTTTCTTTGTCAAAAGAAATGTGTCTGTCATTAAAAATGCTAGTATCTATAGTTTGTTCATCAATTTCTAAAGCATGTGTCGTAAATTTATTTCTAAAAGCCATGGCTATCGTGGGTCTATCGTGCAGTAGATAATTATTTTTTTCTAAACTATTTTGTTCAATAATATTATTAAAAATAGCATTAAATTCCAATATATTAAAAATTTCAGATGAAATACCAGCTTTTAATATATCTTTTTGTTGTTGTAACGATAATGGCTTAAAAGCAACTAGTCGATTTAATGAGGGGATTAATATTTTAATGTTGTCTTCGTTGTTAATTTCATTTAATTTATGAAGAATATCATTAATACCCATAAAATTATATATGCTTATAATGCCAAATTTCCACCTGATTTCTTTTGTGACTCTTCTTGTTTCTTTATTTCTTTGTTTTGTAAGGCAACATACATTCTTGATTCATTAAATGTCATAGACATAAAATGTTCATATGATATGTTTAATTTTGTTATTAAACTAAATTGCAAATCATAAAAATTTGTTAAACTATCATTATATATAGATTTCAAAAATTCAATAAATGTTGTATTAAATGGATTTAGTTTGAAATTTTTGAAAGAATCAATATTTAATATTGAAAAAATATTTTTTTGATCAAAAAAATCAGATGTATCTGTAATAAATTTTTTAATATCAGAATATACATGTGCCGGCAATGCACTGTAAATTAATTTTTTTTCTGATTCATTTACAATATTTAAATTTAAATCACCAACAGTAGTAATGCATTGAAACAATATGTCTTCATTTTCATTAAAAATAAAATTTCTAGGCATATCTATGATGATAGGAATTCCACAAAATTCTATTTCTGTAGATTTTAATTCTAAATTTTGAATATTTTTACAGATATCAGACAAATTATATTTTATGTGTGTATTGTCAATAAAAAATTCTATGATATTACCTATAGAAATAGATCGCATTTCAACTAAAATACAAAATTTGTCTACATTACTCAATTCATTAATATCTGCATCTGTATTTTCTTTAATTACTTTATCCAGAAAGTGATTTAAATCAGATATATCATTATTTTGAATAAATTTTAAAATATCTAGATAATAGAAATTGTTAATTTCATTGACTCTAATATTTTTTTTACAACCCGGTAGATATAAGGTTGTATAAAAATTTGATTTGATCATTATATTAATTTATAATGATAATAATTATAAATCCATGATACGTTTTTTGCAACTATGTTTTCTTGGTCATATTGCAATGTACTACCCTCACATGAGTATGGCACGCAATCTATAAAATTATGTATTTTTCTAACAGGTTTGGTAGGACCTTTAGTATATTGAACAATTTGTATATCACACTTAATTGAGGTTCTCCCGGGAGCGGCACATGTGCCCATGTAGCCAGCAGCAATTATCCATGGTCTAATTAGGCCGTCCATAAAATCTAAATTTGTTTCTAATAGTTTTATGGAAAGTTCTCTTTTGTTTCCAGAAGCCCTGTTTTTGACTAAATTACCTTGTAAAAAACCATTGTCTCCTTGCATCGATGCCATTTCCAAATCTAGAGATTCACCGGGTATTTCAACACCTTGTGCAAAATACAATCCCAACCCTTCTTCCAATGCATTACCACGTGTACCCAGAAACTTTTCAAAATGTGAATATTTTGTTACATCACCTAACAGTGAATGATCTACAGTAGTATGTCTAAGAACGGAGCTAAAAAAATCTATTAAACTAGCTTTGGGTGCAATTCTAACTACCCATTGAGTCTGTAAAGGAACATCTAATTCCCAAACAGATATATTACTAAGAAAATGTTCTCTGGGTGAGTTAATGTTTTCTGCCATTTATATTAGTTATGTCAAGAAAGCATTAATATTTGGGAATGCATTGGTGATATTATTTAAAGCGAACTGGCCTGGTCTCTTTTCTTCGAAGAAATGGTAAGCAAACGTTACATCAAATGTTTTAACACTGCCAGTGCCTTCTGCAATTTCATAAGCAATTTCACCTACATTGCGAATAGATGCGCCGAATAATGTATATTGCATGACGGGTTCCAGTTTTTTATCTAATTGTAACAATTCAATATAGCTATCACGTCCCGGTGTATTATACGTACCAGTGCTAGTTGCATCATTAAACACAGCACGGGATTCAGACATGAGTCTTTCTCTCAAGAGTGAATTGGCATCACAATAAAAAGTCAAAGTAAATGCTTCAGAATTGGGATATGTTGCAATCGTGGGAATGTTAAAATTCATCCCCATGTACTTGACAGCTTCATTTTCAATATTTCTGCCAGGAAGAGTAGCTGTTTTTACATATACTAACTCTTCTTCACCTAGAAACATGGTACCTGTGCGGATCATCATTACGCGAAATAAGTAATCACGCGCGAAATCTGCAACAGCTGCTCTGTCGTAAAACCCTCTGATTGTTTGTATTGTGTCTGCCATATACTTATTTATGGGTTAACTATATTAGAGACGTGGACCACTGATTAATTCACTGAAATTAGCTCCAGTTCTAGTAGCAATAAAGTTCACTAAAATGAATTCAGATGCTCGAACAGGCTTGATGTATATATCAACTACCAATTCGTTACTATCGATTGAATCAGGAGTGTTGTTTCTTTTATCGCTTACAATCATATAATCAGCTACTCCCTGGGTTGATTTAGCAAAATTGAAGATCGGATTCAGCGTATTCACTAAACGTGTTCTCGTAAATGTTGTATTAGGTTCAAATACGAAGTATTTGACTGTCTTCTTTGTAGCTTTTTCGAGATATAAGAATAATCTTCTTACATTAATGCGGTCAAAAGCACTGGGTTGACGCTGCATTGTCTTTTGACCGAAGATCGTAATACCATCTCCGGGGAAGAATGCTACGGGATTTACTGAAATTTTATATAATTGATCTCTTTCTTTTTGTTTAGGTGCTATGGCTAATTCGAGAACATTGCGTACTTTACCGCGTGTGAATCCGGCTGGAGCATACCATGGATAGTAATTAGCATCAGTATTAACAAAGCTTGTAGCTGCAAATGGTGAAAAAGGCACCCAAATGTTTAATCCTGCTACCGGATCATATACCTTGGCCCAGTTGCCATAAGAGCATGAATAATTTGTATTAGCTAGTCCGAAAAGATTCTTTAATGCAGTGTAAATGTCACGTGAGAATGAATTACTTGCATTAGGTAACACTTTACTATTTTCACCTTTAACAAATATTTGTCTTAAAGGATCAGCAATAAACATGCAATCTTTTCTAGCTGAGGAACAGAATGTATCAAATCGTGAGAAAATGGTATGATAGAGTCCTCTTAGATCCTGACTACCATCAGAAGGTTCGAAATATTCACCGGTTGTTTTTAAATTAGTTAATCCGGTGGCAAAATTATCAGATACTACGGTATCATCAAAGTAAGTGACCTTATTTGCACAGCATGTTGTATAGATTGTACCAAGTCCGCCTTCGACGACAAGATCTAAATCAAATAATTCGTCATTTTCAACTTTATATAACGCATTTTCAATCTTATTCGGTAAATTTCCTATATCTTTTGTTTTGATATTTAAATTTGTATATGGACCAGTTGGATACAATGCATCACTATATCCTAGTTTTGCTGATAATGATACGAAATCATGATAGTAACCACCGAATCTATATCCGGATGTATTATCTGCCTCTAGAGCCTTTAATGTTGATCTTGTATAAAGCCTTACCTTCTTGCGTGGAATTCCAACTTCATTCAACCATGTATCACCGCCTCTATTTGTGATATTATCATTAACAATGATTTTAATAGCTCTGCTTTCTTTTTGAGGTGCTGAAATGAAATAAGATACTGCTTCACCGCCATTTACATCTTGTATTTTACGATTAAAATCAAGTGATCCTATATGATTGCGTTCTAGAACATAATCCATCTTAATAGCATCTGGCGTATAAATGGATCTTCTCAATTTATAAACACTGATTGATAATGTATCGTCAAATTTTTCTGTGGTTGAATCAGGGAAATTATAAAAAGTACGCTCGAGATTATATGAAATGTTCGAATCATCGCGTACAACACCGGTGTCTGAACCACCAGATAATGAGAAATTTAATCTTTCTGCGGGGATTTGAGTAAATCCGTCACCAAATAATCCTGTTGGGGGTGCTGCTTGAGTTACTGTATATGCATTTAAAATGCTGTCATGATCAGTTGTTGGTTCTGCGTTTGTATTATCAGTAATCGCAGCATAGAATCCTTCTGCTTGTGCTTCTGTTACAGTCTGTCCTTTATTAAGAATAATCAAGCCAGCTTTTCCAAAATCAGCTACTGAATTAATATCACTTAAAACAGCTGACGTTGTGGACCAATTAAACGCTGTCCCTTCAATTACTGCATTATATTGATCTAAAGATAATTCAAAGAATTTTGGCGCGCCTAAAACGTAAGTTCCCGCAGATACAGCTATATTGTCAGTCACGGAAATTTGGTTGCCGGATAAAAACGAAGCCATAACTGTCTCTTGTGCTTCTATTATGGTTGATGGATTTGACGCATATCCCATTATTATGAACAAATCATTATACTTTGCATCATTCAATACTGCTAGATCTTTATTGTATAAAGATATACCTTGACTTGTTAATGTGCTGATTTGAGCATCATTCCATTCAACCGAAATACCACCCAAAAAAGATAAATCCAACCCACTGTCCGCAAAATCAAATGCACTGGATGGGACAGATTTTGTAGCACGCCATACTGTTGAACTCTTATCTTCTTCTAATGTCACAAGAGGATACACTAATGCACCATAAGATGAACCATATCCATAACCAGCACCAGGGCCATATGGCAATCTATTTACATATAAATTGGCATTAGAATCTGTTACAATTTGTTTTGCAGAATGATAAAAATATCTTTCAGCTGGTGTAACTGGTGTGCCATAAATTTGTTCTAATTCTTGTACTGAAGTAATTTGCAATACTTCATCGGTTGGCCCGCGTTGGGCAAACCCCGCTAAAAATACGTTTGTTCCTACTGGTTGGAAGGCGACTTGTGATGCATCAATTTCGCGAATTTCCACGCCAGGTGACTGAATAGTTCTCATATAGGACTTATTTATACTTTTTTTGAGTCCTTTTTTATACTAAAGCACAATATAGTTCTGAGAATGCAAGTGTAAAAGAAGATTCTATTTCATTGGATTGTCGATATGTGTAACTAATACCATCTAATGTTGTAGGAAATGCATTTTTATACATCCATTTAATGACGTCATTATTAAATTCATCTTTACCTACAATAGTGATATCGGTACTATATTCTGCAATAGTACCTTCTAATCCAGTAATATCATTACATCTTAAAGAAGTTGCATATGTTCCTTCTTGAGCTTCTCTCAAAGCATTGAGCCATGTGTAAATTACCCAATAATTATTAAACATATTATCAACCGTGAAGCTAACCTTCAGTGGATCATACTTAGGATGTGTATGTGATGTGATACTAAACGGCGATCCACTATAGTTTAAATCAACAGAAGGTACATTAATGGCAGGTACTATAGCACCATATACAGAAAATGCCATTGTATCTAACGATATGGATGTATTTTTGCGTTCAAATCTCTTATTAATGTTTCTTAATATAGGAGGTATATCAAAAAACATTTGAAACTTATCTCCTAATGCTTTGTTTAGGATTGCCTGATCATTAGAAGTTGTGTGATTGCCTATCATTTTTTATTCAATTGGTTGTGTTTCTGGTTTTACCCAATTCTTCGGCATTAAAAAATTAGCTCTGCTGAATTCTAGTCGATCAATAAACTTTACACCATTTTGATCTTGATCAAATGCAACATAACCTTCGGGATTTGTCACCTTAATATCACCATTAGGCATTATCAAGAATGTTCCCATCATAGCACCTTGCATGATTGAATTATATTTTTGTATAAAAATATCCTTAATTTGCTTCACATCTCTAATATAGTTAAATAGGTGTAAAATAGTATCAGCGTGCCGTTCTAGAAGTTTAGTCATTTCATTTTTAGCTGCTATTTTAGATTCTTTTCTTTTAGCTTTTTCTATTTCTTTGTCTAGTCGGGCGCCAACCCATTGTATGAATTCATTCAATGAATAACGAAGATCATTTAAAAATTCACCTTCTTTAATTTTCGTGTTTAAAAATATGTTTATTAAGTCGGCGACCTTCCCATTTATGAAAGAGAAATTTATTAAATTGATATGAGTTTCAGCATTTTGTAGTGTTCTTCTCACAAAGTTTGTTTCTTCTTCAGTTAAACTAATAGTACCGGCTTTATTTTCAAATAATGCATCTATGATATATGCTGTTTTAGATTTTAAATGTTCTGCAGAGATGCCAAATTTTTTATTAACAAATCGTTGTTTGCCTTCTTCATCTACAGAAGGATCATATTTTGTATGGAAGGCAATACCTATTTGATATTTCTTAATATCTTTAGCCTCTTTTGAATCTTCGGGGAATGTATACAAAATAGTATTTGGTCTAAACCCCAAATAATTTTTACCACCTATAACGTATTTTTGCACTAATCCGGGCCAAAACAATAAATCACCTTGATACACGCCGTCAAAATTTACGCTTTTCAATGCATTAAAAGCATATATTAATTTCTCAATCAGTCCGGGAGCTTCGCCATGATTCTTTTTAATATCTACTACACTATAAGATAGTAATGGTTCATTGTTAAATGCACTTTTAGTAGATATAAAAAATTTACCGTAAGAGTCTCTACCGCATATAACTGCAGGTGCGCCATCAATCTTAACAGTCATGTTAATCTTTCTATCAGTATTACTTTTTAACATATCCAGTAAAACTGAAATATATTGCAAAGTTTTAATAGCACCTTCTTTTCCCTTTTTAAGAATTAATTCATCTAAATGTGTGAGATGCTTATTAGTAGCATCTGCATTTTCCATTAAAATAAAATAATCCTTAAAGCTCTTCATGCTTCTATTTATCATTGTAGAGGTTTCCAACCAGACTGCATTAAATCATTTAAATCATCATCAAACCCAAAATGACTCCCAACAAAAGTAGGAATAACATTATATTGACTAGAATCTTTTTCATTCATATAAAAAGCACCTGGATTCTTAAATGAACCTACACCCCAATCATATGGACGAATAACCGCTGGTTTATTATTCTCATCCATAGTAATGACTTCAAAATATTTTGTGACAAGTTTTTCATGTAATATTAATAATGCCCAACCTAAAGACATAACGCGGTCATCATGTTTATCATTCTTAGCTTTCCATGTCCCATTCGGCATCCTTACGAAGTCCCTTAGTTCTTCTACTGTATGTACATCATTTATTCTAACAGCATCTAATGTATTAATCCAATATCTTTGATTGATAACATTATCATATTTTGTATTAGTATGACAAACGACGCCCAATGGAATAACGCTTCGATTCAATTCTTTATAACCATGAGAAATAATATTCTCATACTGATAATCTTTTCTTAAATTATCAACTACTTGAGCACCGCACTTGTCTCTCTCTATAAGTAGCAATGGTGATCCCCATTGCAATAGTATTTCATGCAATTTACTAGTAAATTCAATAGGAGTAATAGTATTACATGAATATACAGCAACCTGATTAATGGCATGCAAATCAGTTAGATCTAAAATTTGCACAACAGTATTGTCCTTGCCTACACCTTCTGCAACATCAACACCAGCTACATATAGCCTACCTTCTTTTGGAAGATCCCAAATCTTATAAGAACCATCCATGTAAACATATTCAGGTGATGATGCTTTTGTTCTTAGTGTATCAAAAGTAGCTGCATTGATTGATGCTTCGCCTACTTCATCAAATATACATTCAAATTCTCTTAAAAAGTCTTCTGGAGAAGCCATAGAACCCATTGTTTCTTTCTTCCACTTTTCATCTCTTCCGGGAACGTCATACCAAGGTACTTTCATTTGCACCCAACTATTTTCATTCTTTACAGAACCGTCATATAATTTAAAAAACAAACCAGAGGTATCTCTAGGTGTTGAAGCCATAATAATTTTAGACTTCTTTGAATTTGAAATGATAGGATACACAGAAGCCCAAAAACTTTCTAGCAAGTGAGGTTCAATCCAGTCCGCTTCATCGACAAACAATAAATTAGCTGAACTACCACGACCTGCTGAACCAGTTGTGGTGGTGATACCTATGCGAGATCCGTTTGCCAATTCCATGGATTCTTTTCCATATTCTTTCACACCAGGTTTTAACCAGTTAGGCAATTCTTCATATGCTAATCGAATTCTTTTAAAAATTTCTTTAGCAGTACTTTCTTTATTGGCTACAATTAAAATATTTTGATGTTCATTAAAGCAAGCAGTCCATAAACAATAGATAGTCGATATAGTACTCTTGCCGCTTTGTCTTGCAAATAATAATAGAGAGAAACGATTATCCCGCATCATCCTCAATGCTTTCTTTTGATAAGTATGAAGTGGTATTTTAATTTTGCCGTCATCTGGAGCAATGATATGAAAATAATTTTCAGCAAAATGTAATATATTGTCTTGACATTTTTTTATTTCTTTAATCTCTTCAATGCCGTAATCAAACTGTGCGTCAACCGTTGGTAGATTAGGATTGTTCAAATAGACTTTTTGTCTGCCCATGTATAAATAGTTATCTATATGAACAAAAAAGGCTCACCAACATTTCAGAATACCTCTGATAAGAAAATTCACCCTTACATGACACCACCCACCATAGCTGGTAAAAAAGGTGTGGCATCTATGGGTGTTGCAGAACCCAAAGAAATTGACTTTTCAAAAAGAGAAGAAAGTTGTGACTCTTGCGAAAAAGTAGCTAAAGAAAGTATAAATACATCCAATATGAGTAAATTTTTATTCGACAAACTATTTGAAGACGTAATGTCAGGTTCTGAATTCGGTGGCGGAGATGATGCTGCTGATCTCGGTATTGATGTTGGTGGTGGTGAAGGCGGAGAAGATCTCGGTGGTGGGGATGAAGTTACCATTACACTTGATCGTGCTACAGCAGAAAAGCTTATCGATCTTATCCAAGGAGCTATGGGCGGAGTTGGTGAAGATGAAGGAGAGCTTGATGGTGAAGGTGGAGAAGAAGGCGGAGAAGATTTCGGTGGTGAAGGTGAAGATGAAGGTGCAATGGGTGAATCCATTGAAGTTGTTGCAGAGCCAAAACCTTTTGGCGCAAAAGCAGAAACTCTTCAAAAGAGAGATAATAAAGTTTCTTCTAAATACAAAGCAGCTGGTGGTAAAGCACATACAGGAAGCATTCCAGCTTTGGAAGCAGAACCAAAAGCATTTAGCGGTAAGCCCGAAACACTTCAAAACAAGAATAATAAGGTCGCTGGATTTAGTACATCAGGAACAATCTTCGGTTCTTAATTTTTTAGTAAGCTAATAATTTTAAGAGACTCTATGAAAGTAGAGTCTCTTTTTTTGTTTAAACATAAATAATAATATGTTTCCTACTTTTAAGGAATTTTATTTAGAGAATAGAAAGGGAGAAAGAAATCCGCATCATTTGAATGCATTTAAGGGATTTGGTAAAAAAACTGCTGGTAATTTCAACATGACATATGCAGTTAATAGAAAGACAAATGAATATGAAGAGGCAATAGAAAATTTAAGATCAGGTGCTGCCTCATTTTTAGTTGTGACAAAACCTTTTGAACAATATATAAAACTTACATATCCTCAACATAATTTTCCTACAAAAGAAGGAGAAAAAGTAGCATTGGGTAGATCTGGCGATTCTACTAATCAGGTTTTTCTTTCTATTAATAACACAGGGCAATACGTTCTTACCAACAAATAAAATGTCTACTTATACATGTTATTATTCGGGGGCCGGAAATGGAAGTCTTTGTTATGAATTATATGATAAGACTCGCTTACAACCCGATATGCAATTAATTCAAAATACAGTAGATGAATCAATTAATTTATTGGGTCAAAAAGTAGAATATTTTGTCAATACATATCAACCTACTAGTGCAGATAATTTATATGGCGAACAGCCCACCATGGTATATCATGGACCCTATACAATAAAGATGATCATTAATCTAAATGAATCTTCATTAGCATTATCAAAATTTGGGTTCAATGCAGAGGATGAAATAACAGCATTCGTTTCTATACAAGGATACAAAAGAGTCTTCACAGAAGATTGGATTTACTTAAGTTTAGATCAACCAGTAGAGCCTAAAGCAGGAGATGTATTTTGTATGACTGAATATGGGAGTACTAGATCACATGGCAGAGCTGGCAATTATTTTATTATAACAGAAAGACGTGATCAGGATATTTCTGATATCAATCCTTTGGGTGGTCATTACACATGGCGATTAGCAGCTAAACGTCTTGAGTATTCATTTCAACCTGGTATATCTGGTGAATCTAAAAATGATCAGGTTTATGACGATACATTTGCAGGTCTATTGTCTACAAACATAACAGAAGATCCGTTAACAAATAATATACCAATTACTTTCGTTGAAAATTTAGTTGAAAATAATTTCCCGGATGAATTAGGTGATTATGTAGGTGACTTTGCGGATGCAGTAGACGGCGGTATAATTGAACCTTTACCCAACCCCGCTGATGATGGCGGTGATTTTTAATTTTTATGTCAATACCAGGATCAACACCAACACCCAGAAAATCATATCCAGGCAGCACTGATGAAGAGAGTAAACTCTATTTTGATATGTCAGTAAATAATACTTCTGTCTACGGTGGGTTTTCAGTGGGTCCCGAAGAAGGAGAGGGCGGTGACGGTGATCAAATAGTGACACCACCTTCAGTAGCATTTAATCAAATTAAAAATATTGTTATTACAAATGTAAACGATACTATGAATGACTTTATTCAACGTGATGTTGATGTAGTTCAAGGCGGTGATTTTTAATTAAACAAAGTTTTTGCCTGCTACTGATCCGTACCAGGTATTTCCATCTACACTCATAAAAGAGTATATGTCGGTAGCATTTGCTGTAGATGTAACAGTAGGTGCACCGCCACTCCATTTAATTGTTTTTCCAGTAAATGCCCACGTTACTGTCTTGCCGCCTGTTCCATCTTGTGTTAAAAGTATCAAAAACGAATTAACACCTGTTGGTATATTTTGAAGTTGGAAACTTGTAATATTTTTATCTAATGTAATTGGAAATACTGTGCCTTGTGACAAATCTACTGCATATATAAAAGTACCAGGAATAGATACTGTCACAGATGTTTCGGAATATGATTTAAATTTTACATATGTAGTAACAGCATTCCAAGTAGCACTATTGCTATTGACTGTACTATAAGTATTCTGCCAATTGCCTGTTAAAGCCTTTAAGTCTGCTCCTTGATAGGACCATGTAGTAGCACTATTGCTATTGACTGTACTATAAGTATTCTGCCAATTACTGCTTAAGGAACTAACAGTATTATATGTACTATCCCATTTTGTGTGATCGGTAGGCAATGTGCTGCTCCATATAGCACTCATAGTAGATACTGTACTATAAGTATTCTGCCAATTGCCTGTTAAAGCCTTTAAGTCTGCTCCTTGATAGGACCATGTAGTAGCACTATTGCTATTGACTGTACTATAAGTATTTTGCCAATTTGATGTCAAAGACCTATACGTTGCATTCCCGTAAAAATCACCATTAATATATAAATTACCGGGTATAATTACATCAGCCCCGCTTATCACCATTGATTCACTTACAGTATACAAATCATTATCTGTATCTGGTGAATATACAAATTTTGTAGTAGGTATTGCGTTGGTGCCATTTGCATTATATATTAATATGCCTGCACCAGCGCGCGCGTTTGTACCTTTTTTGTAAACTGGCGATGCTGTTTCACCAGATAATCTTAAATTAGATCCGAGTAATGTGTACTGTTGGGATACAGATAAAAATCCATAAGATCTATTTGCATCCAATTTATTATAAACACCCAAAGTACCATTGGTCATGAAGTTTATATCATTATCATTGTCTCCCAAAACGTGTAATCTATATGTTGGTAGTGATATTCCTATACCTACATTACCAACTGAATTTATACGCATGCGTTCCACAGTACCAGGAACTGAAGTGATTTGTGATGCGCATAATGTAGCAAATGAAATTACACCCTTTAATTCTGCTTGTGATTGTAGCCCCTCATAACCAATATCTATGCGCGCAACACCGCCGCCGCCCAAGGCGCCATAACCACTGCCCAATGTACCACCAACATACGGATAAACTCTCATACTCCAAGCAGTATAGTAACCCGGCGCATTGTATCCGGGGTTTGAGCTAAATCCGGATAAAGGTGTGGCACTATTACCCGATAAATTATATATTCTTGTTATCGCGCCGCCTCTTTCGGGCACCATATTATCATAATTATAAATATTTTGATAATCTATATTCTCGACTATTGTTTGATTGGATCCCGATAAAAGAAATCCACCGGCCACATAAAGTTTGGGGTCAGTACCCGCCCAACCCGGTACTGATTCTGCATTTATCGATAATTGATTAGAAGGCGTAACGGCCATCGCTACCGTTTTTGTATCACTATTAGTAGGTGTGTGAGAAAAATTTAAATTTGAATTTTTTACAGATACAACATAGTTTTTACTTGAACCTGTAGCACCCCTCAATTTTAAATTACCACCATCTACAGTAGATGATAATGCATATATATCTAATTGTGTAGAAGGCGTACCTCCTATGCCCACCCAACCACTATTCCCTATTATAAATGTCGAATTAGTACTAGTAGCTGATAAAATTGGCCCAATTCCGTTTTGTTTTAATGATAAAACTGGTTTATCTGCAGTAACAATTTCGGCATATATTGCCGGTACAGCCAAACCTACATTTACTACACTGAGAGAATCAGATGTATTCGTAGTCAAATTAACTAATGTAGTAGAACCCAACGCTGTTAAATTACCAGTAACAAGTAAATTATTTACTGACATATTGGATGAATTTGTATTCACCCATGTAGTTGCTTGTGTCCAATTAGCTGAAAGAGAACATAAAGTATAATAGCTGCTGCTGATATCCCATGTATTTGGTGCATATATCCCTATTGCTGGCAATTTTCCATATATTGTGCCGTTTGCTGTTATATCATTTGTAATTGTATTGCCACCTACATAAAAATTATCTGAAACAAAAACACCATTTTGATAATTTATTGATAATGTATATGGTTGGGGGTTTGTAGTGGGATTGATTGCGTATATAGCGGTTCCGCCATAATGTTGTTTATGCAATTCTAAACTACCTACAATAGTTTGATTTTGTGTGGTAGTATTACCTTCAATATTTATTGCGTTTTTGATTGTTAACCCATTTGCTATTATATCACCCAATGCTGACAGGCCACCGCTTAATATGAAATCACCTCGAAATGGGTGTTCTGGCGAAGCAATAGGATCATAAGCACTATCCAATAAACCACCAGTAGACAATGTATGGTGATTGGCTCTGTGTAATTTATCATGAAAACGTGCATTTCCGGACATTGAAAGTATTTACACTTATTAAATACTTTTAATGTCGACTGGAATGAACTTTACCTGTATTTCCGCTTTTGATGCTTCTAAAGATATCATATGGTCATTCTCTTATAAAATAGAAAATGATCCGGGTGTTTTTGGTGGTGGTGGATTTACTACTTTTTTAAATTTTCTATCGGCACAAAGTCAAGGTGGTATAAAATATGGATTGGGTTATGGTCCTTTTGTATCAGGCACAGACAATTATAACGGTGTTGATGCAAATTTTTTGGCGATGGGATTCGACACAACTGGTTATTTTGGAACATCCGGGTCTGGATTTAATACAGGATTGTCTTTACCTATTTTTAATTCACTCACTTATAGAAAAGGTACACAATTTGATTTAGTCACATCACATGGATTAGATTTTTACATTAATTCTAATATCTGGCAGACATTAAGATTCCAATTAACGAATAAAGGAAATACATTAAATTCATTTTATTGTGATGAAAATTTTAATTATAAATTAATTTCATCAGTTGAAACATTATCAACTTTTCTAGAACCCCAAAAATTATATATGGGCATATCATTTGCTACACCCATACAAGGTAGTGATGGATTTAAATTGAAGGTGCGCAATTTTCATTGCTACGGAAATCCTCTTCCTTAAGAATTTCTAGATCATAGATGAATTCTTCAACCTTTACGTCATGAATCATAGCTGGTGCTCTTTCTACAATATACTTTTGGAAGTCTAACGGTTTAATCCAATCTGTTCTTTTATTCAAATCAATATTATGCTCTTCAGCAGTCTTAGTAACAATATCCAAAGCTTCGATCAAGCAAAGCCAACGAGCATATGTTTCAACTGACATCTTATGATCACCAATAGTAACTTCAATATTTTTATTCATGTATATTTTTTAATAGGTTTCCTAACAAAAAATAAACTAAATCATGATTTATTTGTTTTTCAAAATCGTGCCCCATAAGATCTATTATGCTATCTAATGATTCAAATAGTAAATCTAATTTCTTATATGCAATTCTTTTTTCACTGTCTTCTAGATTATCGATAATGTAATTTTTAACAGAAGATACAATTTCTTTTAAAAGATTTATATTGTTTGATTTCTTTGCTAAGCTATAACCTTTTTCATATGCTTTGAACGTGCGGTGGGTTTGTTGTAAACAATACTTTTCGACAATATTAATAATATCTGCACGTTTTACTCTTTCTTCATTGAAAGCGGTTGGCGAAGAAAGTTTTTCTGTTATATTTTGCAATTCTTTTGAATTAAACTGGTTCTCCATTTTCTTTGTATACTAAATTATAAGCTTCAGATTTTTCTAACTTTACCGGTTCTGTTTGCAGAAATGTCTTGATTTCTAGATTAACACGAACATTTTTATTACATTCTAAACAACGATATGAATTATCTTCATCTAACCTAATAGGGATGAAATTATCAATTGCTTTATCACATGGACATTTTACGTTACAGCCTTGTTTAGAATATTCTTTCAAAATTTCAATTTGATTTTTTTCATTAATAACATTGAGAAATGTATTCCAAACATTATAAAATATAATTTGCAAAAAAGATAAGCAAATCATCCAACCAAAAAATGTTTTTACATCACTAGAAAATATATATGATATTGTGCCTGATGTCACAAAAAGAATAATTACAGCACGTAACATTCTTTCAATATAAACTAAAATGATAATTTGTCAAGATATTTAATTACGTCTTGAGCAAAAATGGCATTAATCTTATTAATACGATCAATCAATTTACCCGCGATCATTTTTTTAGATTCAGACGCCACATCTGATTTGCCATAATCACTAATTTTATCTGATAGATTTTTTAGTTCTACAATATAATTAGCAATCTGCGGTATAATAACTGATGATTGAAATTGATGCGGAAGTATTTTTGGCGTATCAATTTCAGATGTTATTTGTGATTTTAAATCTGTTAATGAAGAGTCTGATGCATCGGGCCCTATACCCGTTACATTACGATTAGCATCTGCTATGGTATTATCTTCAGTAAAAAATCTTCTTCTCACAATTTTATTTATCATGTTTGAATAAATAAATGCATGAGTAATCTATTTGAAAATGCATTCAAACGTGTATTAGTTGAAGCAGATGAGGTACCAATGTCTGATACAGAGGCTATGGCTTCAACATTAGATGCTGGGACCACACCAAGTGATTATGATATTGAAGCTGGTACACAACAAGCCTCAATTGCTGCTGCTAAAGCTAATGTTGCTATGGTTGAAAAATTGCATCATTGGATTTCGAAGATTGCAGAATTTACTGAATTCTTAAATGGGCAGGGTCCTGATTCAGTTCAAACACAATTATCCAAAGCTCATGAAAAGAGTTTGTTTGGATCTATCAAAACAGCAGAAACCAAGAAGATTGCATTGGTTGCTCGTGAATTAGCAGGATTCCAACAAATGTTAAATGGTTATGTTGCTTCTTCTGCTGATCCTAAGTACAAAGGTGTCTAATATATCGCCTTTAATCTAATCTCAGCAGCTAATCCTTTGTAAGAATTTTTCTTAATAAATTCTTTTGGTATTTCATTAATCTTTAATGCAATTGCTAAGTCATTAAAGTCTTTTATTTTCTTACCTACACTCTCTGGCCAAATAAAAAGAGTTTCACCATTCTTAGCTAAGATTTGACTTTTCTTCTTAGCTGCTTGATCTATCCACTGTGAATCCAACACCCAAATAAAATCTTTCAATAACAACGAATTTATTTGATCTTGTTGTTTCATAGAAAATAGCTTTTCAGATTCATCCTGGATTCCAGCAACAGCTATTCCATTTTTAACAAAACAAGAATTGAATGGTCCTTCGAAAATAAAAACTTCATTATCATCATTGATCTGATCAATATTGAATATTGTCTTTTCACTATTAATTTTTGAGATATAACGTGGTTTAATCTTGTTGTCCGCAGCCAATATTGTTCTGGTTTGATAATGAACAATCTTATTATTTTTATCAAAGAATGGTATTACTAATCTATTCTTATGCACAGGATCAGTTAGTGATATATAAAGTGCTTTTGGTTTATTGCATGCTGTTTTTAATCTTCTTGCTTCAATAAATTCTAATGCTCTGATGACTACCGTTTCGTCTTTATAATATTCTACTTGCTGTTCATCAAATAAATTAATGCAATCTTCTGGCAATGTTGATGATTGAACAATTTCTTTCTTTTCTGTTGTTATATCGTCTAATGATATTGTCGAATAATTTTCTAATTCTTTTTTAATGTCTAATATAGACATTCTTGTTACCTCTTGGATCCACGAAATTGGCGTAGAACTCCAACCACAGTTATGACAATATATATTGTTATTTTTTGGAATGTAATAACAACGCTGCTTTTTTAACCATGACTTGCCTTCTCTGCAGATCGGGCACGAACCTACATATGTTTTATTGAAACGATTATGTTTCGGCACGCCAGCATGTTGGAAGAATTTTTGTGCAATATATTCTTCGGGCAAGATGATCATGCCTTATGATAAGGGGTTTAATTAAATTTACAAGAACCCGAAATATCATTACCGGTTTCTGCATCTAAAACTTTTACTAATCCTTTTCTGATAAATGTACCAGAAGAAGGATCATACCAATGAGCTTCGACAAAAATTTTATCACCGATTCTCTTTTCCATGATGCGAGGATTTACTGGTTGTCCTGAAATGGGTGATGCAATTCTTTCTGGTTTTACGAAGTCCATGTATCTATTTATGTTTTTTGTTGAATAAAAATTGTTCTTTTAGAAAAACATAGAGATCTTTAGGTAAGATCTCTACTTTCTCAAGAATTCCGTTTTTTAAACCACGTTTTAAATCAAATTTTGAAACTGTTTGATTTTTTATTTCTGGTATTGTTAGAAAATGGCATTGCGAAAAACTACTTTCTATCATTACAAACATTTTACCTTTATGATCACCCTCTAAAACACCGAATGCAGTTCCTTTTTTTGGAACCTTAAAAAGCATCGGGGTTATTATTCTGCATAAAGAATCTATTAACCGCCGTAGAAAGGGAATCTGCGTCTTGTTGGCTGTTTGCATGTACTAAATTAATTGGATTTCCGTTCATGTCATATCCTAAAACGATAAAACATTTCATAAACTCTTCTAATGTAGAAGAGATAGCGACTTTATTGTCTGCTGATTTACGAGATCTTTCTAGTAAATCAGCTTGTAATGCTTCTTTTAGAAGCTGTTTAATCTGTTCTTTCCCGATTTTATCAGAATTATTTTTTGGTATTCTTTTCTTTTTATCATCGGGATTTTCGCCCATAGAATTATTTATTCTTTTCAACATAGTATGGGCTTTTTTCGTCAATTGTTTGAATATTTTTTTCGTTTAAATGTGATACAATTACTTCAATTGATTGTGTAGATATGGCAAAATTCTTAGGAAATAAGATACCGCCATCATTTAATTCAAAATAAATTTCATCGATAAATGTTTTATTAGTAAAACAAGTAACAAAAATAGAAGAACGGCCCGGATCAATTAATACAGTCCATCTTCTCGGATCATGGGCACCGTATTTTTGAAAAATACGAATTACACTAAACCCACAATCTCTTAATCTTTTAATAAAATATCCGGGTGTAGATATTTTATTTTTTTGTCTCTTATTCATTTTTTATATATAATTAAAATTAATTTTAAATCACTTTCGCAGTGGTTATATATTTCAAATAATATCCCGGTTCTTCTACTTCAACACATAAAATACCTTTGCTTGAATTAATTTTGAATTGCAATTGACTAGATCTTAATGTCGAAATGCTTCGAACTACATCAAATAAGAATGGCATCGGTTTTGATAATGCATTACCTTGATATGTTTCTGCTAAAACAGTAGTAAAGCTATCAACATTATGTTTACTTTTATCTGTTAATTCACAATGAATTTCACCATTTTCTGAATAAAAATAAATCTTTTCACTGTTATTAAAAGTACTGCATTTCAACAAATTTTGAAATGTAACAATATCAATAGTAAACTCTACATCAAATTCAAAAGATTGTATTTTACTTAAAGATAAACCAACTGGTGCAATAATACCATCTTCTAATAAATGATATTTAAATTTAATTTTAGGTGATTTGTATTCGATATTATTTGAATTGACGGTCAATTCAATGTTTTGATCTTCAATGCAATCAAATGCTTTAATGAACTTTTTGACATCAGGAATATTCAATGATACTTGCTGATCATTGTCTAATGTAGCATCAGAACATTTAGCATAAAGAATGCTATTATTATCTGCTGTTTTGTTTAATGAAATGATTTCATTATTCTTAGCTGTCAGAATAGCTAAATCTGACAGCCTTGAAATTGGAGATAGGAAATTATTACAAAAACTATTCTTATTCTTAAAAGATAATTTCATGTATTAATTGTATTAAGCTTCTAGCTTTTGCAACCTATTACTGATATTACTTAATTTATCTTCGATGCGCTTCAATGAAGCAAAAATATTCTTAGCGGTAGCTGTGTCATCAAAATCAAATTCCAATTGATCACTAGGTGATTTTGGTTGAATCTGTACTCGAGGTTGAATATTTTGTGGTTGAATTGGCGGTGCTTCAGTCTGAGTTAATTGCCTATTGTTTGGGATATTAGTTAAAATATTAGTTGCAATTGCTTTAAACTCTTGACTCTGTGGACGCAGATGTTGAGTGCGCCCTACAATGTTTTGATCAAGCTTCGCTAACTCTCCATAGGTTTGTCCTATGAATTGTTGAAGCATTCCTTGTACATCTTCATCCATATTAGTCTAATCCTTTCAAAAGTTCTTGTACAGTTGCATCATCAAGAATGTCATCGTCATCTGAAGATGCTGGTGCTGATGATTTAGTTACTGTAGTAGGTTCTGCTAGAACAGTAGCTTGTACTGATTCAACGGGAGCAGCTGCTGAAGACACTGAGCTCTTGCATAGGAAATGTTCTTCCCATAATTCACGAAGTTCATCAGCGGTCTTAACCCCTGCGATTTTCTTAAGATCATGAACTGAATTATACAACTCATTAATCTTTGCTTCTGATAATCCAAGATCTACTGGTGATGTGAATCGTGAAGATACATAGGATGGATATTCACCTTGTTTCTCTACCTTGACCTTAAGATTACATCCACCTTTACTCAGGTCAAAAATACGAGGACCGAACTCAGCAGCGTCTTCACCATCCATAGCTTCATCGATAATCTTAGCTAACTGACGACCATATCGAAGAATCTTAACAGTACCATTATTTTCAGGATTGGTTGGATCATCAATAATATAAGCATTAACCATCCACTTCTCAGAACGATTAACTTTTTCAGCCTTCTTCTTTTCTACATCTGTACCAAGTCGAAGGATACGATAACGTTCTTCTTGAATTGGATCGCGTTCTCCAAATGATTGCAATGAAACGGCTGATACGAATTGACCGGTTGCAAATGATTGCCACCCATTCAGGTAATAATGAAAGAATGTATCTGCAGGTGATTTTGTATTTGGAAGAAGACGAACGGTGTATGTCTTACCTACTTCTAACTTGAGAATGTCTTTATATGAAGATCCACCGGTATCTTCTTTAGCTAAGGCATTCTTGATTGATTGGAACATTGATGCTGTATACATATTGAATATTTTTAATTGGTTTCGTTATATTTTTTTTAATCCTTGTTTTACTAATACTTTTAATTTCTTCGATGAGAAATATCTATTCGTATACAATTGTATATTTTCATAGACATTCTCGCCAAACATGAATTTCAATAATTCTTGATCTTCGTGTCTAATATAGTTTAGTGCATTTGGCAATTCGATCAACACATAAGGATGCATTTTTCTTTCTTTCCAATGCAGCATGAAGCTTTTCATTTCATTAGTCTTGTGTGCAAGATATTGATTTAATGAAATATTATTTTGTGTTAAAAATTCTTTTAAGAATTTTAAACTCTCTAATACTTTTAATAACATATCCTCCGAATCCGGATCTAAATCAGCCTCTTTTTGAATATAGAGAGTATATGCTTTAATTGCTTTTTGTGATGTAAAATATTTCAAATCGAAATATTCTTCAACACCATAGATAGCATATGGTGCCTTAAAAAAATCATTGATGTGTATACTGGGAAATTTTCTCAGTATGTTAGATATTCTCTTAAGATAAACCAATACATCAGATGGAATATCATTGAAATTTTTTCTTAACTTATATGGTAGGTTTTTAGCTTGGCGACTAGTTTTTAGGTATTCGTTATATAGTCTTTCTTCAAAATCGCTTAACATTATTAGCTATAATAGTAGCACCTTCTTTAGAATTCAAGAACTTACTTATATATTTGCTTTTGCTCAAAGAAGGATCAAAGTCGATAAACAACTTGAATAATTCATAATCTGTATCGATAGATACCATTTTCTTAAGAATCTGTTTGTATGTAGGATTCTTAAGGAGTAATAAAAAAATATTAGGCAGATTTAATTTCTTGCCAGATATCAAACACATTAATGAACAGAAACATAAAAAATTATGTTCTATTTCCCTCTTTTCGATTACAAGATTAGCTACCATATTTTTTGTAAAGTTTTAGTAAATTCTATAAATTTTGAAGTTAGATTACCTCCTGCGTACCGTTGTGTTCCACCGCCTTCAACTAACTTTTCTGCAATCAGATGTAATGGTGCGTCTGATGTTACTTTTTGTTGCATATAAACAGTCTTGAGTCCTAAATTGACTACCATTACAATATCTACATTATATACATCAATTAAATGATTTGAAATTTCTGGAAAATAATTTTCAGCAAATGTAGATACTACTTTATATTTCTTTCCTTTAGCGGGCAATATTCCTTGGAATATATCTAATTCTGATACGGTTTTTGCAATTCGTTTAAAATGTAAATTAATTACGTTCTGTTGTTGTTGATTGAATCCGTTATATCCATTATCAAATTGTTTAATAAATTGAATTAAACGATCAGCACTGACACCCCAATATAATGCATTTAAAAAATTTGATTCTTTAAATTTATTTTTACCCGAAATATAATCATCAATCAAACTAATTAATTTGATTTGCTTAGGTGTTAGTTTTTTGATTAATTCATTTTTAAATAATCTAAAAATCAATCTGGTAGTTGAACTAGTTTCAGCTATAGCTGTTTTTGCATCTGTGTATAAATGTTTTTTATCACAATGTGATTTATGTGTATCAATGATAACACAATTAGACTTGTCTGCGACATCTAAGCATTTTGATAAATCTATAGAGGTTATATAGATCTTGGAATATTTTGTCATTCCATTTTCTAATTGCCATTTAAGGAAATCATCGCGGAATTTTCTTGGTGTAGTATATTGTATTTCAATGTTACTACCTTTGAGCCATTTCAAAAGTAGGCAACATCCTGCACCATCTAATCCATAATTAGTCCATATGACTTCTTTACTCATTAATATGAGTATATATAGTCAAAATGGAATTTTGTTCAACTAGTCTGCTAAAGAAGCTAATACATCTCTTGCGGATTCTGTACTATCTACCATTGAAGCCAATTCTTGGTCTTCTTTTAAAGTCAATGTCGAATAATCAATTCTAAATGCTGATGATCCAAAGTTAGGACCGAAACGATTTTTCATCATAGCTACTCTCATAACACCTTGTTCTGCATCTTCTTCTAATTGATAAACAGAAGCAATAAAATCACCTGTTGTAGCTAGTCCATAACTTTCTGAAAGTGATTGCATAGTTGGTTCTGCGACATCATATCCCGATCGGTTTAACTGTGTTGCAGTAATAAACGGACAATTATAAACATACGACAATGCCCTAGTCTGTTCTGATAAGTGTTTCACCTTTTCATATGAATTATTTCCATATGTAGTATGTAATAGATTCAAATAATCTAATACTACAGCATCAACAAAGATGCCTTTATTTCTTAATGTCTTAATGAATGATGATAATTGATTAGGTGTAATTGTTGATGGCGGAAATTCTTTAATCAAAATCCTTCCTCGTGGATTCTTCTCTTTGATTTCTTCAAGAGCATTTTGCAATGATTCTGACTCTTCACGCAATGTTCTAATAGGTATCTTAGTAGCTGATGATGCAATACGTTTTGCGTACATGATCTCGGACATTTCCAATGTAACAAGCAATACTGTTTTACCTTGCTCAGCAATATTTTTAGCTACATTTCCTAATACAATACTCTTACCGACATTTGCTTGACCAGCAAAAATATACAATGCCCTACCATTTTGCATGAATCCTCCATTTAATTTTTCATCTAACCATTCCCACTTTGATGGAATAACTGGTTCATCTGAATTTAATTCTTTGATTAACTTTTCGGGATTATGATAAAGATCTAATCCAATATCTGTTGTCAAATTAATATTGCATGTCTTTTCAAATTGATCTAAGACCCAAGAAGTATCAGCTTTTCCTTGTTGCAATTTATCTGCAACATCAAGCATAGTCTTATATACAGCTCTTTCTTTCAAGAAACGTTCTGTATTCTTGATTAATTCGTCATGATTATAATTCTTATCTAATGATTGAATCATTAATAATACATTTTTAAAAGAATCTTTTAATTCTTGTGTGGTAAGATAATTTTTTAATTCAGAGAGATTGGGTAAACAATCTCTCTTTTCAAAATATTCTTTTACTAACAAAAACATCGCTTTGACATCTTTGTCCCGAAAATAATCCGGATCTGTATTATCAACAACTGAAGAGAAATATTCCTCATCAGTAATCATCTTAAGACAGAAAATCTTCTCAAAATGATCTAAATCAATTTTATCCATGCTTAATATTATTTGGTGTCTTTACGATTTACACCGTATTCTTTGATAAATGTTTCGTTGCTGCTTTTCCATGTAGGATTTTCAATTGACAATAAACCAGGAGAGCGATGAATTACATTAATTGGATAGACACCAATTTTTAATTTTTTCATATTAGCTTCTAATGATGCAGAAATATCATAATGATGAAATGTATAATTTTCATTAAAATTAAAGCTAACTTTTTTTGCTTTAGGATTATAAACAGCAAAGAATAATCCATCAATAATTACAACACGAGAAGGTGAAGGGCCAAAATTAGTAACCATCATTTGCTTTTCGTTTACTGGGTGTGCTACGAACCCCCGATGATCTTTTCTATCTGTCATTAAATGCCAAAGGTTAATTCCGCCAATTCGTGGATTCAATCCGCCAGCCAAACCAACTATGTCGTAATCTAATTTTTTTGCTTCGTTCAATTTTTGTAAAAGTCTGGCATCGTCAATATAAACATCATCATGAACGAATACAATCCATTCATAATTTTTATATTTTTCATTATTGAGGATAGTATTATATTGTTTTGACAATCCTTCTTTATTTTGATAAAATACTTCTAATTCAAAATCAGAAGATAATTTGCATTCATTATATGATTTATAGATATCTGTTTCTTGGAATTGATGTCTATTTTTTTGTGTACAAGTAACAATTAAATTGTTCATAATGTGAAAAATGGTGTTGTGTTTTTAAAATTACCTACTAATTCAAGCTTTCTAGTGACTTTGTATAATACTCCTTCTTCTAATTCTAACCAATTCTTTGATTGTATAGAACAAAAGTCGCCTTTTTCATTTGCAAATAAAGTACTACCTTGTCTTGCTACAAAGATATTACCCGTCTTTTCATTAAAGATCCACAATGCAAATGTACCTTCTAAAAGAGAAAGTGCTTCGCAAATAAGTTCTTCTTCTGATTTATTTGGTTCTTTTGTTTCTAGAGCATGTAATAAATGTGGAATATTACTTGAATCTACCGGATTCTTATTCCATGCACAATATTTTTTATTAATTTCTTTATAATTGGTTAAAACACCGTTATGTGCTACTACCCAATTATGCGCAACAAATGGATGCGATGTTGCTACATCATGTTCTCTTTGTGAGGAAGTTGGTGCTTGATTATGCCCGAGATAATGCGTTATATTCTTATTTTTACAAGTAGGAAATGAATCTTCTGGATTCAATAATTCCATCTTTTTTGGATGACCTTTTAATCTTGTAATGAATAAATTTCTTTTCTTATGTTCTAGGAAGGCAAATGACGAAGCAAATGATCCTCTATCAATAGTAACATCATGAAGTATATCAAAAAGATTTCTGTCTTTAGAACCATAGATTGCGCACATAATATGCTTTCATATTACATTTAATTTTTGATAAATCAATAAATATAGTTATGTCTATTTTAAGAGCACCGGGTTGGGCAGCACGTATTGACGAATCGTTCCTTAATGAAGCAAGAGAAGCTTATTTTGGCGAATTAAACAAATATGTAGAATTATACGCCAACAAATATTACAAGAATAGCATCGAAACTGGCACTATTGATCGTTTAAATAAATTAATCATTAAAATGTTGCGTTTTGCAATTATACGTGACTGTAATAATAAGAATGATGAATTTGCTGCAAAAATGGGTGAAGAAGATAGTGAAGCTAGAAGTGGTGGTGAATTAAATTCATCAGATGTGGGTAGTTTAATTAATGTCACTGGTGATGCCACGTTCACAGCTAAATCATCCGATTTTGCAGTAGGTGATATGATTTTCTTTGCAAGAAAGGGTGACGCAAATATAACATTTAAAGTAGAAGGTGCAAATGTTATTAGAACTGAAAATACTGATGATGGCATTAATGGCATGGTTTTAGTAAAAAATACAATAAATCAATTTTTAGCATTTAATGATTTCGTACAACAATATAAAGCTCTAGAAAAAGAAGCTACTGGATTATTTGATGCATCAGGAAATCGTATACGCCATGGCGTTGTTGAGCATCGTATCTCTTTGCAAAAAATATATGATTTAAAAACAAAGGGATTTGGCTCTAAAGTTATAACTACAGCTGTTTCTTCTTTAATGGAAAATTTAAAAAGTTCTATTGAAACTAAGCCAACAGATTATATGCAAGATGTGTCTGTTAATATATGGGCACATAAAGCTACTGCACCTGCAGAAGAATATGTTGCTAAAAGAGGTGGTGACGAAGTAACACCCGATGTTCGATTTAAGGTAAATGAATGGTCTAAGGTGCTTAGTAAGTTGAATGGTGTTACCGCAGAAGTAAAACAAGAAGAAGAAACGCCAGTCAAAGAAGATAAATTAAAAGCACTTCAATTGGTCACAGCTATTTTACAAAAATTCAGTAATATTGTGAGTGATAATGATGATGTAGCTGAAGGTATTATAAATGCTTTAGAAGCATTAAAGTCTGGTTCAGCATCTGATTTCATCGATCAATTGATCGAAAATTTATCTGTATTAACATACGACAATGAAGATGTTAAAGACATGTATGACGAAATTGTCGGCGCTTTAACAGCTTATAAAGAATCAGTTAAATTAACAAGAAAGCAAACTGATCGTTTACTACAAGAACAATATATTAAACGCAAACAGTTTGCTTATCGTATTGAAGAGTTGTTTAGAGGTTAATTTCTTTACAGCCTTTTTTCTTATACGCTTCTTCTAATTGGTCTTGCTGTTTATATTGTAGGGGATCCTTGTATCCTGCTTCAATAAAACCTTGCAATCTTAACGAAGATGATGCTGAATATGCATCAGGTTTTTCTTCTCCTGAATAACAGGTATAAGTCAAGCTGAAGTCTACTTTCTTTTTTACACCCAATTTAATAATCTCTGCTTTACTTAATTCGATTAATGGTGCTTTAATTTCAATTCGTTTTTCTCTATTCAAAGAAAGAACATTGTTAATTGATTCTAAAAATTCAGGTGATCCATCCCAATAACCTGCTAATGAATCTGCTTGTGCGGCACCATGCCATACTTCAGAAGCACCGATTGATTCTGCCCAAGCTGATGCAATAGATAGAAACATCATATTGCGATTAGGAACATATGATTTTGGTTGCGCTTCACCTTTAATTTTGCGCACATCTGGTGTCTCAATATCATTATTAGTTAATGATGATGTAGGTGCAATATCTTTAATATAAGACACATCAATAGTCTTATATGATTTCAAATTCGGATATAAAGACTTTAATTTCTGAATTTGTTTAGATGCACAATCTAATTCCTGTGAATGTCTTTGGCCATAATTAAATGATAAAACATGCACAAAGTATCCTTCTGATAAGGCTAAATGTACAAGCACCGAGGAATCCATACCCCCAGAAAAAGGAATAACCACATGAGTATTAGTCATGTGGTTATTATAACTTAAATTATATTTTTAATCAATAATTAAAATGATTTTCGGCTAGCTCTATCTCTCATAATTGAGAGAATTTTTTTTGCTTCTGCTGATTCCGCTGGATATTTCTCATTTTCAGAAATTGCCTTAAGAGCATCTAAATGCTGCCTTGGAACTGCATTGAGCTCACTAATATGCATCATTTTTTCTAAATAATTTTTAATTGATTGTTGATCAGCAGTTAAAACCCCCCGTTCAATTTGAGGTGGTGTTAATTTTTCATAACCACCTAAACGCTGTGAAATTTCACTACCTATTTTACCTGCACCCGCCGCAGCACCTACCATCATTAATAGGGCTGCAGTAACATCTTTCCATCCTTCTGAATAGATTTCTTTATAGGCTTCGAAGATTAAATCTGTATCATTTTGCATGATATTATTTATTCTTCGTCTTCGACTTCAGTTGATTCTGCATCTTCTGATGAAGAATATGCCCATTCAACAGCAATCTTCTTTTCTACTAAAGGAATGATATCATTTTCCCAAAAATCTACATTATTCAAAAAGCTCTTTGCATATCCTAGCTTTTCACCATTAAAAGCATAAGTAGCACCAGATTGTTCAATAATGCCTAATCCAACAGCAAGATCTAATAATCCATGATACTTGTCTGCACCATTAGTAAATGATACATATAATTCTCCTTCTAGATATGGTTTAATAAAACGATTCTTTGAAGTTAATGCACGAATGATAATGCCGACGTAATTGCGTTGGAATGTAGCTAATCCAGATGAATCTGATTTGACAACATCTTCTTTGACGGGCTTTCTCATTAATTGAACTGATACAGAAGGCATATAAATGACTGACTTACCGCCAGGCATTGTCTTGACTAATGATGGATGTAATTCTGCTGGATTATCATACAAGTGATTTGTAATCAAAACGGGTGTTTTAGTAATAGCAGAAAGTTGCGTTACTGTTCTAAGTAGTGTTTTAATAGCACGAGCTCTTGATCCCATATCAGGTGCTACAGAATCTTTCTCAATACGTGATTGTTCCATTTGACTTTCAAGATTACCCAGAGAATCAATGGCAATAATGAATTTGCCTTCTTGTCCTTTTTCTTTTACAGATGTCAAAAATTTATGAATAGCATTACGACATTGTTCAACATTAAAAGTAGGTACATATTTTACCTTTGTCGTATCTAATCCTAGGCGCGAAGCACTTTCTGGATCTACAGCATTCTCTGTATCAAAAATAACCGGAATCATTCCTTGTTTCTGAGCATTGGCAAGAATCTTCATAACCAAAGAAGATTTAAAAGTTTGTGATTCACCATATAACATGGTAACCCGGCCCGAAGGAATACCACCACCACGAATCTTTCCAGAGATAATAGCATTTAAAACATATGAACCAGTATCAATCCATTTATCAATAACTGATAAAGTAGACTGAGAAAGGAATGTCGCGAAAGGATTACCGTCATCTAAAATTTCTAATGATTTTAATAGGTCTTTGTCCATAACTCATATTAAATCAAACTATAAAAAAATCCCGAGAGATTTAAATCTCTCGGGATTTTACACACAACACTCAGCAAACAAAATTATTCATCAAACAACTTAATGACGGGTGGTTCGTCAGATGTTTGAGCAACAGGCGGTGGATTACAAATACGAGTATATTGTTCTACTAAACGCCCGTCTACTTCTACACCTACACCTAATGCAAGATTAGCAAGATTAAATTCAAAAACAGAACCGCTGCTACGATTGGCTTCTGAAAGAAATTCAGGAAAGAAAAGTGGAAATAATTGAACTTGCAATTGCCCATTTTGCAATTGATTTACATTAATCATACAAGGATTCTTCACTTGTAGACGACCACCATCACGTGAAAGTTCTTCACCGATAATGGTTCTTCCGATTTGGTCAATAAAAATTAGTTGTGACATCTTTAATATATTAGTAATATTGCAATATTTGTCAACCCTTTATTCACCAAATAGATCATCCAATTCAAAGAGAACTTGTTCGCTGGGTTTTCTTGGTGTCCAATTAACACATTGATAAAAACGTTCTACTGCTGCATATACAATCTTTTCAAATAATAATTCTCTATCAGGTAAAAATATTGATTTAAACTCTTCAGGAAAAACATACTTAAATCCAATACAATTAATTCCATACTTATTTGGTTGTTGTACATAAAAGTATTTGATCTTATCACCGGAAGCAATCTTCTCATGTTTTCCTGAAAGGTTTAATTTATCCAAAATAATGTTATGAAAATAAGCAGCCTTTACATGATTAGGCATTCCTTTACTCACTTTAAAGTCATGGCACATATTCGCATATTTTTCATAACCACGAATCCCACTTGTTCTTGATACGTCTTCAATAGGTAATGCTTGGAATACATCGTATGCTTCTTTTAACACTTCATTTGTCTTAGCACAAGACTTAGTAGTCAACATAGTCTCAATGATCTTCTTTACATATGGTTTAACATTCTTAGGCATTGTTGTTCTTACTACATCTACACCAGTATATTTCCATTTATCGCACGGAATACCTTCATCATCTAATACATGCAATACATAGCGCTTCTTTTCTAAAAAAAGCCCGACATCTGCCATCGCTTCTCTCTTAAATGCCAATCGACAATCTTTTGAATTTAATGTTGATTTAGCCCAAATTTGAATCTCATCATTCAATGAATTTTCTAAACCTTCTGCGTGTTCAAATCCTTCTTTTGTTATTTTACCATTACTACTAAAATCAATTGGAAGCAGCTTTAATGAAAGATAAACACTGTCAGTATCACCATAAATTGCTACAGTTTCTAATGTTTTTTGATCAGTAATATTACTATGTTTTGAGATATATTTCTTTGCAATTTCTCTTGCTTGTTTAATAACGGCTTGTCCAGTCAATGTAATTGATGAAGCAATATCATCATCTCCAATAGGTGCGTGTTTATTGCCGAAATAACCGTAACAACTATTGATAAAGATTTTTATACTTTGTTGCTTTGCGTTAAGCTGTGTGATTTTTGTTTCTAAAAATAATTTTCTATCAGATGGTAATTCTTTATTTGAATATTCTTTCTTATATTTTTTGAGTTCTGTTTGAATAACCTTTCTTTTTTGATAATAAAAATCAACCATCTCTGGTACAATTCCTTTATTCTTTTGCGTAAAAAGGACTTTTGCTTTACTAATAGCCACATCTTCTTTCTTAATAAATTGTGCAAATTTTGGTTTTGACAATTTAAAGACTTGGCCATTGACATGTTGTACTGTTACATCTTCATCTGTTGTTTCAATAATCTTGCCGACTTTTGTCTCTGGAGACATGTTCAATGAAATCATTAAGTTAGGATATAGTGAGTTAGCATCAAACGATACAATATCTTCCTGAAATCCATTTAATGGTTCTGCTACATATGCCCCAGGATTCCTCGAACCATCATCTTCTTTTCTGATGAAAGTAGAAATGCGTTGTCCTTTCTTTCTTGCTCTAATAGCAGCTGCGCCTGTGATAATACCCAACGTACCCAATGCACCTTCAAATGTTGTACAACCAATATATGAAATCATTCGAATCAATGAAAGGAATTGTAGTTTCTCTTCAAGCTTAACCAAAATGTTTACGTCCTGAATGTTATAATCAATAAACGTATCCCAATCATCTACCATGACATCATACAAATCCTTTTCGATAGCAACTTTCTTTTCACCTAATTCTAATTCACCAATGCTATCTAATTTATAACTTTCTCTATTAGCAAAAGAGAATCTCTTATATACATCCAAGTAGTCTACACATGAAATACCATCGATATGATAGCTTGCTTGTGTCTTCCCGAATGTACCAATGAATGTTCTCACATAAGTTCTCTTTACTGGTGAAATTTCATTCATACCAGCTTCACCAAAGATATTCTTCAATCGATTAATAATGTATGGAATATCAAACCCAGCACTATTCCAGCCCGACAATACATCTGGTGGATCATTCTTAAAAAATTCAATAACACCAGCTAGAAGGTCTTCTTCTGATTTACAATAATAATAAACAACATCATTCCTTTTTGCTTTATATGGTTTTAAACCCCATGCATAAAATTTCTTTGAAAAGGAATCATAAATTGTCAATACGTTAATAGGCACATCTGCTAATGTAGGATCAGGAAAGCGATCTTTGCATACTGCTTCGATATCAATAAAGTATGTCTTTAAAGGAAACTTAGAAAAGTCATCTGTTTCATTATGTTGCCAAAAGATATCTAATAGGGCCTGTTGTACTGCGCCGAAATGTTCATACACCCTTCTAATTCCTGATTCGGTAATATACTTTTGCCGTTCATATGCATTATTAAATGATCTTTTAGCTAATGGCGTATTGTAAATCGATACTTCATTCCCTCTTTTGTCTTCATAAAAATAATAGGGATGGTATTTTGTAGTGTATGAAATACGATCCCCATCGTCTGACCAAGTGTAAATTTCTACAGTTTGATCTTTAGGATTATAACAAGCGTTGCGATACCCAATCATAGAGAAATGATAATAGGTATCGCAACTATAATCAAGGATTATATCGTCTCAAATTGACGCGGTTTTGATCGCGATAAGGATACTTATACAATTCCATGTAACAATCCAAATTACGATCGTGCTCTAAGAAACGATTATCAGCTACTTTATATCGTTGAATAGCCTGATTCTTATAATGGCCTACACGTCCTAATTCTTTTGCAATACAATCTAACATTTCATCACCAGTCTTAAATTTAAGTTCAGCATCTTTATATGTTTCCATATCTTGACAAGCAACAGGAATTCCATAGCAACATGCTTCGATATATTTGAGATCAGACTTTGCTTTATTAAAGCTATTGTTCTGTAATGGCGCAACAGACATCTGAATTTCTAAATCAGAAATCTTTTTTGGATATTCATACAACTTTTGCCATGGATGGAATTCAATATCTCCATTTTGGATATAAGGCCTAAGCGCTAATGGGAAGGCACCAATAAACACCCATTGATATTTCTTGCGTGAATCAATGACTGCTTTTAATACGTGTTCGAAATCATCCTTCTGGCCTACACGATTTTCTACATCAAAGTGTGCTCCGGAACCAGCATATAGTACACGAGGCTTCTTCTTATGCTTATCATAATTTCTAGAAACCTTAGCTTCGCTGAAATAATTCCCCATCCAGAATCTTGGTACGAAATTCGGAATCACTGTGATTTCATTTTTACCTGTACGTTCACGATACAGTTCTTTCATATAATCACATGTGACTGTCATTTCATCACAAAGATTAATAATTTCTATTGCACTTTGTCTAATCTCATCTGCTACGAAAGCTGTTTTGAATTTATTGTAATCTGGAATATCTTCGCGGAAGATAACATCATCAACTTCATAGATTAATTTAAATCCAATATCTTTTTGAATACTCTTCAAAAATTTTACGAATTGTAATTGATGTGGTGTAGCTTGTCTTTGTACACGAATAGCCTTTACATTTTGATACCATCTGGGATCGGTAATCATTACTGTTGATTCAGTAATCATTGCCTTATTATGGAAATTAATAAGGTGGGCTGGCCAAGACATACGCCACAAACCACAACCAGAATGGTCTGCATTATAATGAACGACCCTCATGAGATCTTCGGGTGCGTGTTCTGATTTAGGTGGTGGTGCCTGAGCTGGTTGGCCTGTTGGTTGCAGGCCCATGGGCATGGTATTAATTTTCGGTGTGAACATCCTAAAGATTAATTATCCAAAAAAGGATTATAATCAATCTTTGATGTTACTCCATTTTTCTTTTCTAGAAAAATTACGTCACCCGTAGCATGTTGAATACTTTCTTTTCTATGTGAAATAACCATTACACATTCATTATGTGCATGCACACGATCTTTTAAAATGTTTGTGACTAATTCTACGCCCTTTTCATCTAACGATGAATCAAACAATTCATCATAGATAGAAATGTTATAAACAACGTCACCTTGTAATCTACGCATATCCATGAATGTGAATAAGCATGCAAAATCCATATTCTTTCTTTCAGCACCCGAGAAATTAAAATATGAACAAATCTTATTTTTTTCATTAATGATTTCTTCTTCGAAATATTCATTAAAGAAGCAAGAACAATTAGCATCCATCTTACGCAAATAAGACATCAAAATAGAATTAAACAATGCGAGAATTTTATTGACAATATAAGATTTAACACCTTCTTCAGAAACGATATACTTAATTGTTTCGAGCAAGTTGAGATGTGTTTTATGTTTATTAACAATTTCTTTAGCGGTTTCTACTCTGCTGATCATATCAACTAAAATATCATCAACATCTGTTGTATTTGATTTCAAAGATTCGATATCATCATCTAGTTGAACTAACCATTCATCTAACTGTTTAATCCGATCATTAATATTGATTTTCTTTTGTTCTAGTAACTTAATTTCATTAACCTTTAAATTGAGTTTATCAATTGCTGTTCTAATAGTAGGTTTTTTCTTCTTAAGAGTAGCTAAGTTATCTGCACATGTTAATAATTTTTCATTTAATGAATTAATTTCATTTTGAATATTATTTTTTTCTTTTTCTAACTCTTCTTTATCATGTTCCGTTACTGGTTTAAGACAAACGGGGCATGTGTTTTTATTTGTACCAATAATTTTAAATTTTTGATTTAATTGATCTAGAGTTGTTGTAATCTTTGATTTAGCTTCTGTGAATTTTTCAATCTTTTGATCACATTGAATTAAACCTTCTTCTAACTTTTTAACTTGTTCATTAATTGAATTTTCATCAATATCAATATGTTCTTCTAATTGTTCAATTAATTTGATTTTCTCGGATGAATTATTTTCTTTACGAGCAAGATAAGTTGAAATTTTTTGTTTTCTGGTGTCAAGAATAGTTTGTTTTTGATTTTCTAAATTCTCTCTAGTCTTTTGTGCTTCTTCAAATTTTGTCAATTCAATTTCATATATTCGTTTATGATCACTAAATTCTTCTCTGAGAAGAGAAAGCATCTGAGAAAATACTTCTAAATTAAAAATACCTTCAATAAATTTTCTCTTTTCAACTTTTGATTTAGCCATGAATGGCACTGTATTATTCAAAGTCATAATAACACAATTTTCAAAAATGGAAGGAGATGCATTTAATACATTGAAAATCTCTTCTTCAGTATTCTTAATAGAATCACGTGTAACGTCTTTACCATCACAAAATAAAGAAAGTTTAGATGGATTTAAAGTTCTTACAATTTTATACGTGTGCGATGCATTATTTTGAATGACATCAAAAGTTAATTTGACTTCGCATGTACCATTAGTATATGTATTTGGAATTAAATCTTTCTTTAATTCTCTCATGGTGCTCCCAAAAATAGCAAAGTAAACAGATTCAATAACAGAGGTTTTGCCGATCCCATTTCTGCGATCAATCTTATCACGATTAATACCCGTAATAATATGTAATCCTGGTTTGAATTCGAGTTTTACTGGATTAGTTCCAATAGAAAGAAAATTTTTAATTTCTACCTCTTTAAAATTTACTTTTTTCATTTTTGAATCTTTTTATACAAATCTAATGTGTAATTAATAATTTCGCTTTTGTTATTGATATCCATCAATTCAATAAATTCTATAATGGCTTGTTGAACATCAATGCCAGATAAATCTTTTTTATCTTCAGCTATATCATAAGGCGAATACGATGAATCATATTCTACAGTAAATTGTAGAGGATTCAATTGTTTTAGTTTTGTTAAAAGAATATCCGTATCATCTGCTGTAATACGTTTATCAATTTTTAATTTGATTAAATTATCTTTAAAAAGCTCTTTTACTTCTTCTGTAATTGTTTGTTTTCTTACAAGATCTGAAAGGAGTATATTATGATGCAATGGAGATACTGTATTTTCTATAAAGCGATAAGACTTGTCACAAACATCTAAAATATAAAATCCTTTAACAGTTGCAGCATCATTAAAGTCCATTTGAAATGGATTGCCCACATAAAGAATAGTGCCGTTATTAAATTTCTTTTCATCTCTCAAATGAAAATGTCCTGTAATAATAAGGTCACTCTTTTCTAAGACATCAGAAGCATTATCACCATGATCACAAATGTAATAATTATTTGTTTTGAAATTATTGATTTCAAAATGGCCGAAAGTAATATGTGCATTTTGAAAATCTTTTAATTTAGTACCCCACGGAATAAAGTTAAATGAATGTCCGTGTGATTCTACTGTTCTGGGTGTATCAATCAAAGTAACATTTCTCCATCCTCTGAATGGAGATAATGAATTAATTTCAGAAGAGTCTTTTAAGTAACAATCATGGTTACCGGTAATTAAGGTAACATTAAAATCTTTGAATTGTTCTAAGACCCAAGAACCAAAATGCAAAGAATCAACGGAGACTTCATCCCGTGTATGGAAGAAGTCTCCGCAAAATACCACGTCTTCAATTTCTTCTTTCTTAAGATTGCTAATGTACCATTCAACCCAATCTTTTGCTATATTATGCCAAAATCGGGAGTTTTGGTGTACTCCGATGTGAAGATCTGAGAAGATAGCAATCTTTTGTTTTTTAAAGAAGTTATTCACTGTCGTCATTATACCCGCAATCCCCATCCCCGTCAATCACGGGTTTTACATAAACATTTATTTCGCCACTAGTAAGAAGTTCTTCATATTTCTGATCACGATAGGCAGTAATTGCATCATGATGTTTCTTTTCTTTCTTAATACGATTAATAAATGCATGGAAAGCAATGGTAGTAAAATAAGAGAATGGAGATGTCTCTGAATTAATATCATACTTCTTTCTCTTTAAAGCTGAAAACATTTTTACGATTGCATCACCAATCATCTCTTCTTTATATGAATAATTGATGAAAGAAGGAGAAAATGAAAGTCCTTGTGCAATTTTATTCAGAGCTTCACACAAAAAAACAGAACAATCATCTGATTTATAATAATCAGTAATTGCTGTTTTTAATTCTTCACAATTGACATAATGTTTATCTTTGCCTACTTTAGGCACAGCTTTTACCTTAGCCTTAGTTTCTTTTTTATTTTGAGACGTTAACGTTGCCATAACCTATTTTGACAATAATAAGTTATTCCAAATAATAATCTACTATTTTTCAGCCAATTTATGGATAGAATATGGAATATTTTCTCCTTTATAAATGGTTTGTCTCTTTAATCCGTGTTGCATCCCATACTTTAATTGATCAGCTAAGTCTATAATGATTAATTTTTCTTTATTCTCATGCTTACGCAAACCACGACCGATACTTTGTACAATGCGAATAAAGCTTTTACCACCGGCAGCAAAAATAATTAAATGAATATTTTTGATGTTTACGCCGGTGGAGAAAATAGAAGATATGGCAACGCAAACCACATTATTTTCTGTTTCCATGATATGTTTAATTTTATCGCGATCTTCTACTTCAACTTCGCCGCGTATAAAATATACCTTCTTGTTTGTCAAGGTTGACAATATAGATTCTAAAATCTCACCGTGATCAATGTGGTTAACCATGATCAGCACATTATTTTTAAAATTACCACAAATAGTTTTTATGGTATTATTTCGATAATGATTTGTCTTTATGAAATCATTCTCTGCAGCATATTCTTCTGTCGCAAATTGTTTATCTTCAATCTTTTCTGGTTTTGTTTTATAATCCAATTCAAATACTTTTACCTCTACATTAGTGAGATAATTTTCTAATCTCAATTCATGTGAATTCTTTGTAATTAAAACAGGACCTATTTTACCTATAATATTCCATGAATCTATTTTTGATTCAGGTAATGTACCTGTAAATCCAAATTTGCAATTTGTTTCTATCTTTTGTAGGATTTTGGTTAACTTAGTATCTTTACCAGCTTTATGAACCTCGTCTACAATAACCATGTCGACATACTGGATCCAATCACTATCTTCAAAACGGCTTTGAATAATACCGGTATTAGCAATAATAATATCTGCGCTTGAGTCTAGTTCGATAGATCCAGTCCATTTTGTCATAGAAAAAGTTACACCATATTCTTTAAAGTCTGAATAGGTTTGATTCACTAATCCTAAATCAGGTACAATAATTAAACATTTAAAAGTAGGGTGCCAACAAGATTGAACTAAGGTAGCCATAGTCAGTGTCTTACCTGCACCGGTACCCAAAACAGCAACGCCTCTCCCTCTTTCTAAACATAATTTTACTGTATCTTCTTGATAGTCTCTCAAAGGAAACTTTTCGAAATAATTATTTTTAAATTGATATACTAAATTAGGAGATAAAGCATCTTTAGCTGCTTTTGTTAAATGTATTTCTGTAGAGTAATTGCTTTTAAATAAAAATTGTTTTATTTCATTAATCAGTCCTATATCAAATAATCCAGTCGGTGTTATAGAATATAATCGCTTTGGTATGAAACGACTATACCTCATGAATTTTGCCGCCGGATTTTCTACAGAAAAATGTTCTCTGATTAACTCAAAATGATCTCCAGATAAGATCCCTTTCTTCTTCTTAACATTGTAATCAATCTCTATCATTGCTGTTCTAGTTTTAGAATTTCAATAACGTTCTTAATATCATAGGTCATAGAATTGAAATTCTTTTCAACCTTTTCTAGAAGTTCCACAACATACTCTAATTCTTTTATTTTTTTATTTAGAAGAGCTACTTCTTGAAAATCATCAATTCTTTTCTCAGCTGTGATTTTAGAGATTGCAACCGGTGCATCTGATATTACTCTTTCTAAGAGACTTTTTTTAAGTTCTTCTTTTTGTTTTTGCAAAACATTGATTTCTACTTTGTGTTTAATTAAACGGCCTACCCAAAAATGCTTTTTAGAAGGTAATCGAAGTTGAACATCTCTTATGTTCATTTCATCTAGTACTAGATCTGCTTCGATTTCTTTTATATAACGATCTAATAACTCCATTGAATAATGATAAATAAAAATCATTAATGTCAAGGTCCTTTGAAGAATTATATAAACAATTAATGGAGATGATGTCTGCAGATGTTTTAGGACCCGGTTCTGAAACAAACATGGGTGGTGCTGTTGGCAATAAAGATTTTTATAATCCCGGTAGTGCAGTACTAGCTAAGCCATTAGGAGCGCGTAAAAGGCGCAAAATGAGATTCCAGAAAAGAAACCTTAAAAGGACCTTATAATGGATACTGGACACTGGGAAAGCACTATTCCGTTTGTTTCTGCATATGGTTTTGTATATCTAATAACCAATACAGTCTCTAATAAGAAATATATTGGTAAAAAACAAATGCAAACTGTTAAAAAATTAAAACCTTTAAAAGGTAAAAAGAACAAGAGACATTTTGTTATAGAAACAGATTGGAAAGAATATATGTCTTCTTCAAATGAATTATTAAGTGATATTGAAAAATTTGGAAAAGATAAATTTAAATTTCAAATCTTAAGGTTCTGTGATAGTAAAAGTGAATTAGCTTACTATGAAGCAAAAGAACAATTTGACAGAGAAGTCCTCATGTGTGATGATTATTATAATGGTATAATTAATCTGAGAATTGGTAAGATTAAAAGAAAAGTTTAAAATACCGGGTTGATAATTAGACCCTCTAGATAACTATAATAGAGGTTCGATGATAGAGAGTGTAACATATAGTGAATATAATATTAAAATATATAACTTAATTAATATTATTAATATTGCTGAACTCGATATATTTAAATATTTCCATAATAACAATATTATTATTAATTTTAAATCTCGTGACTGTAAACGATTAATTACACATTTTATTATTAATAATATTTTACAATATATTAAAAATCCGGGTGCTGAGAAAATTATATTAAATTATAATAATCTACAACTACAGATATTAGATAGTTGCCATTTAAATGATATAGATATTATAATTAATAAGGTATTACGAAAATTCAAAATTTGTTATATTAATTATAATAATATAAACAATTTACAAACTACTGATCTTTTAGATATTAAAAGAAACTTGCAACGTTGTGACATTACAACTAATAAAATTTATACAATAAAAAAGTTTCTCAAAGAAGGTGGATTTTATCAACTTACAAAATCTATCGATATTGATCAACATTTGAGAATGTCATTAGCTAAATAAACTTTATGAAGTTTACCCAGCTAGTAAATGAAAAATTAAGGCTCTATGGTGAGGCTGAATTACCAGTACAATCTAATCAACCTCCTATGCAACCAGATGCAGCAATGCCTCCACCTGTAGAACCCGAGCCGGCAACTCCTAATGAAATTGATGATCTAAAAAAAGATGTCGATTCAAAAGTTTCTTTAATTGTAAAAGATTCTCTAGACATGATTAGAGATGTTATGAGTGTTATTAAACAAACATTTGCTAGTGAATTAAATTCAACTAAAGGTGATGTATTAGATGATAAATTACAAAATATTATTGATGCAGCTAGTGTCACTGATACTGAATCAGCCACGCCAGACAAGTTTTATGAAATTAAAAGCAAGGTAAGGGAATTATTACCTGGAGGTGAAGTATAATATGCCTTATAAAATAAAAAAACAAGGTTCAGGTTACTTTGTTGTTAATGCCAAAACAGGTAAAAAGAAAAACCTCAAAGCACATAAAACAAAAACAGAAGCGCAAAAACATTTAACTGCACTTAATATTAATGTCAGAGAATCATTTGATTCATTGTGTAATGATTTATTAAAGGCTTACTTGTTCGAAACTGTTGCACCTTCATTATCTAGCAGTTCTTTGGATTTAGACAATAATGATGATCATAAAGCTGCAGCTGCAGAAATGCTTAAACAAGATCCTGAATTGAAAAATGAATTAGGTAAATTTAATCAATCAAAAACAGTTGTTGATACCAATACATGGAAAACCATACCGCAAGATCAACAAAAAAAGATTATTGAAATAGCAAAAAGAAAATTACAACAAGGACAAAAAAATAATGCCGCAAGTAATATTACTCCGGCATTACCTCCTACAAATATAACTGCTACTGGTGGTACTAGTAACGCTGCTTAACGAGACTGAGAGAATTCAACAAACTTATAGAACTCAGCTCGAGCATTATTACCATTATCCATATAAGCTCCTGACATCTTAGCTGTTCTCATAGTAGAATCCTGTTTGATACCTCTATTGGAACAACATGTATGTTTACATTCAATAAGAACAGCAACACCTTTATTACCTTCACAGATACTATTAACATAGTCATGAATTTGTGAAGTTAGTCCTTCTTGAATTTGCGGTCTCCTAGAAAACCAATCAACAATACGATTCAATTTAGATAATCCAATAACTTTACCTTCTGGTGATGGAATATAAGCTACATGAGCTACACCAGTAAAGGCTGCGTGGTGATGTGAACAAAGAGATGTTACTTTGATATTGTTTTGACAAACCATTCCATCATAACCATCTTCATTATCAAATGCTGTGATATTAGGAGGTTCATTATAACATCCAGAAATAAGATCATTAACAAATGCTTTAGCTACACGTCTAGGTGTATCAGCACTATTAGTATCAGATTTCCAATCAAATTGTAATGCATCTAAGAATTGAGCATATGCTGCGGCTGCTTTCTCAATAACAGCCTTTTTATCAGATTCATCTAATGGCAAATTACCATTAGCTCTTGTCAATAATTTATTACCTAGTTTAGACATTAAACCATTATAAAATGGTTTCGTTTGATATCAATATTTTATAAGATAATTCACTGTAACAAATGGTTGCATGTTATTATGAGCGACATTATCTCCAGCTGTTCCCGTAAAGCCCCCAGCTGGACTGGTTTCGCCTACATAAGCAGATACATCAGGTGAAAACGTTGTGTCGTTATTTTTAGACTCTTCAATAGCTTTAGCTGCCTTATCTGCCGGTGCAAATGAAATTACAGCATTGCCTCTAGAGTAATTACCGTGCACTCTATACATATCAATATATCTATAGTCTAGATGCGCAATATTGAAATATTGGTGAGTGTGGCTATTTGGGTGTGAATGTGACGGTAATTCTGATTGTGTTAATGGATGATAAAATTCTCCTGCGGCACCTGGATTTTTTCCTAAGGAAATATTTTGTCCTGATTTCCAATTTCCAAATAAAGGATTAAGAGGTGACGTCCCATTACAATATCCCATAATTACCCTACCTCTTAAGTCTGGTAAAGAAAAGGATTCTGCGCCCGTTGGTCCATATAAACTACCTATCACATCATATAACTTCTTGTATTTTGTCCTAGACACCATATCACCATTGCATAATAACCATCCTGGAATACTATCTACGTTAGTTACTTTTCCAGTATATGCCTTTATGGATCCTATAGGCATCACTTCCTCAAGAGATTCTTTTATTTCTCCTTTTATATAAGACATTAAATCATTTAGTGGTGTATATCTCGTTTCTAGTTTTTTATCTACAGGATTTTTTTGATTTACGACAAAAGCTTCATCACCTAAAAGGGTATATGCTGTTTTTAAATTCGATATAGGTATTCGATCATCCATTTTAATATTTAATTAAAAAATTCATTGCAACATTGGGTTGTATATTAGAATGAAACTGATCGCCCCCTCGTGACCCATGATCGGTACCGAATTTTACATTATTATCATACTGCGGATCTATTATAGGAAAGGGCTTTTTGTTTCTGTTTTTTATTTCATCTATAAATTCTTTTTTATATGTAAAAATAGTTCTTATGGGATTATTACTGATATATTTCTTAACCGCTCTTATTCTTTCGGGATAATATGATTTATAATTTAATCGATTAAATAAAATTTTTTCATAATTTTTGCTGGCTATTAGACCCACCTGCGCACCGCCAACGCCAAAATAAACATGATCAATATTACCAGGAGTTGGTGACAACCCCTGCAAATTTATCCAATTTATGGAATCTGATTCTATATTTTGATTTTGCTTTGTATCAAAAAACCCATAAACAGGCCCCCATCTTATAACCCATCTACCTTTTCCGCGATTATAATCAGCCATGTTTGCATAATTAAAAATCTTATGCGTATGCACTGGTACAGAATGGATATGGTTTTGAATATTTTCATCTTTTAACTGATGAAAGAATTCACCCCTATCAGGGTAATTTGCATTATTACCTTCCCCTAGATGTAATTCTTCCCCCGCAGGCCAATTTCCAAAATTGGGTTCATATGATTCTCCAGTATGCGAATATCCCATTTCTATACGACCCTTTAAATCAGGTAAGGAAAATAATACATTATCAGCTGGACCATATGTTTCGCCCAATTTATTCCATAGCTCCGGGTAATCATCCTTTCTTACTTGCCTGCCATTACACAGTAACCACCCTTTTATAGATTCTTGACCCAATACCTTTCCTGCAAATGGGATTATTGTACCTACTTCAATAAATCCAGATAGTAGTTTTTTAGCTTCTTCTTTTGCAAATTGTGTTATAACAGATAATGGCAATGACTTTGTTTCAAATGTATTATTTTCATTTCGTTGATTAATCAATATAGAAATAGGGCTAGCTGATAGACTATAAGATTTATCTAATTCTGAAATTTTAACAGGAAAGTCAGCCATTACACATATTTAATAAAAATCATAAATATAAACATGAAGCGTTTTAATAAGGTTATTGAGAATAGTCTTAAAGATAGTCAATTGGTTAGAGTAAAGCTTAAAGTTGATCCCGCTAACTGTACCTCAGGTGAAATATTAAAATATAATGGATATGAAGGCTATATATTAGCAGAAAAAGAAACCTTTTATACAGTATATGTGGAAAATATTGGATTAGCTGTTGATCTACCTAAAACTATTGTATCAATACAAGATACTTTAAATCCGGTAGAGAAGTTAAAAATTAATGCATTACAATTTTTAATTAATAAAGGATTAGCAGATGAAATTCTATTAAAATCTATTTACATGGCTCATACACCAGAATGTGTTGAAGCCTTTTTGAGAGAAAAAGGAATGTCTGATTTTGATATTTTAGCAGTATATAAAAATGCTTTATTTTGTTAATATTTTATAATATAATTTACAGCTAGATAAGGTTGTATATTATTATGTGGTATATCACCACCGGCATTCTGAATATCAGCATTGCCTGTTTTAGATAACGAATAATATTCTGGAGCAACTTCTAAATCTTTTTTTACTTGATCGTAAATTTTTTTATTTTTAACAGCACTCCAAACTCTGTCGCCTCCAGTAAGATCATTTATAGAACTGGGTGTTCTGGTTACATCAAAATGTCTGTGCTTATGACCGGCGTCTGGGTGTGTATGTGATGCTAATTCACTCTCTGTTAAACGATGTCTATATTCGCCTCCAGTTTCGGCCAATGAAACTTCAATTCCTGTATCACCTAATAATATGGGTTGTTTGTTTGTGCCGCAATATCCCAAAGGTATTTTCCCTCTAAAGTCAGGTAATATGAATGTTTCTGCGGTAGGGGTTCCATATATACCTCCTATCACTTTATACAGTTCTGAGTATCTAACCCGCGAAACTGCTTGGCCATTACATACCAGCCATCCTTCGAGTTTATCAAATTGTGTTATATCACCAGCATACATCTTTACACAACCAATAGGAATTTGTTTCAACAGTATTTTATTGACAGCTGCTTCGATAAATTTTGAAATATCACTAGTTGTTGTATAACGTGTTTCGAGAACTTTGTTTTTAGGATTCTCTTGATTGACAACAAAAACATCATTTTCATCAAGCGGGTATGCTTTTTGCAATTCTGATATTTTTATCATATTATCCATAGATTATCTTTATTTAAGGTTTATGATATTTTTATGTGTACATATGTCTCTACTAAGATAATTGAATTAGGTTCTTGTGCATTTAGACAATGGAGGGCAGTACACTCCAGATGCAGTTACGTGCACGGATATCAGTTAAAGGCTAAATTTTGGTTTGGTTGTTCAGAATTAGACGAACGTAATTGGGCTGTAGACTTTGGTGGTCTTAAAGAACTTAAAGCAAAATTACAGGATCAATTTGATCATACATTGTGCATCGCCGGTGATGATCCTCAATTGTCTTTATTTCAACAATTACATGATGCGAAGGCTTGTGATTTAAGAATCATGCCTAACGGTGTTGGCATTGAAAGAACAGCAGAATTCTGTTTCAATCTCGCATCAGAACATATCAAAACATTAACAAATGGAAGGTGTTGGGTAGAAAAAGTAGAAGTATGGGAGCACGATCTTAATTCTGCGACATATGAGGGTAAAACTTTAACAGAAGCTGTTGTACAAGCAGCTACAACACCAGTACCACCAGCAGCAACGCGAGTAAGTCATGGTGCAGCCGTTGGTAATCAAGTAACAACAGGACTGGGTGGTTTATTTAAAGGAACTAGCTGGGGATGATAAAAAGAGAAAGAGATCCAAATTTAGTAGGACTTGAAAATAATATATTTTCAAAAATGAATGAAATTTTAGGGCCCGATATAAAACAATCGAGCCCTAAAACAGATGTAAAATTTGTTTCTTTCGAAGATGCTTTAAAAGAATTATTAGAATTGGAAAAATCTAGTGTTGTACCGACTCTAACTTCTTCACAATAAATTTAAGAATCTGAGATCTTACAACTTCATTTTCAGTGAAGAGGAAGGTGTGAATACCTTGTTCTTCACTTTCTTCATTATTAAAAACATGTCTAATTTTGGAAAATCCTGATTTATTTCCAATATCTGCTTGAAATGAATCACCTATAATAATATATTTTGAATTCTCCCCAAAACGCGTCAAAATAGTTGTCAATTCAGCAGAATTCATATTCTGCGCTTCATCTACAATAACAACAGAATCTCTGAATGTTAAACCTCGGACGAAATTAACAGGCATGCATTTAACAAAATTATCTCTCATGAGATCCCCACCAATTTTTGGGCCTACTAATTCATCTAGTTTCTCTATTAAAGGCAATGACCATGGTTGAAACTTTTCTTGCAATTCACCAGGCAAAGATCCCATACTTTTCGAAGCACTTTCTACTATACTTCTAATATAGATAATATTATTAATAGATTTTGTTTTGAGCATTTGTAATCCGGCTAATACCGCAAGATAGGTTTTAGCTGTCCCGGCAGGCCCATCAACAAATACCATTTTTGTTTGATCATACATTAGCATTTCAAGGAATGAATTATGAACATCATTCAGTTTGAATTTGTTTTGTATTTTAAAATTACAAAACCAATCTTTTCGTTTGCTAACTTCTAGGTTATGAAGAAGTACATCTGCATCTAATTTGAGATCCTCTTCTTCTTGCATCCGTTTTCTGGTTTTCTTGGCCATTAAACTTATTTATGGGTGATTTGCATACATGCTCACGTTATTATAAAACATGGATAATTTAGATGATAATGAAACTATGTTTATCTCTGATGATAAACTCTTTTATACGTTAGAAGGAGAAGGTAAGTATGTTGGCATGCCTTCTGTATTCTTACGTTTATCAATGTGTAATCTTACTTGTAAAGGATTTGCATCTCCTGATTCGCCGCATGGATGTGATTCATTTGTTTCTTGGTCTGTTAAGAACAAGATGGCATTTAAAGAGATTGATCAATATATGCTTGATAATGGCTTTATCGAGAGATTAAAAGCTGGAGCTATTCTTAAGCTTACTGGAGGAGAACCTTTCTTACAAGAAAAGAAATTATTAAAATTTATTAGTTATTTTGAATTAAAAAATGGATTTATTCCAAAAATTGATTTTGAAACAAATGGTACATTAGTACCATCAGATGAATGGTTAGATCTAGGTGCGACATTTACTGTATCACCAAAATTATCTTCTAACGGTGATCCAGAGAAGAAGCGATATAATCTTGATGCTCTAAAGTGGCATAAGAATAGCAATCGTTCATCTTTTAAATTTGTGGTTCAATCCGAGGATGATATTGATGAAATTGTTGAAAAATATATCAATAAATTATTTTTAGATAATAAAGATATTTGGTTTATGCCCTGTTGTGGTTCTCGAGAAGAACATACCGAGAAAGCGACACAAGTAGCTGAATGGGCTAGGCAATGGAATGTTAATTTTTCACCCAGACTACATTTAGTACTTTGGAATAAAGCTCTTAAAGTTTAATATGGATACACAAAAAGTTTCAAAAATCTTTATCATGAATGGTGATAAAGTGTTACTCTTGTTATCTAAACATTTAAACAAATATCATTTACCCGGTGGTCATGTAGATCAAAATGAAACATTTGAACAAGCTCTGCAAAGAGAAGTTCATGAAGAAACAGGACAACAATTAAAATATTACCATCGTATAGGATTTACTAGTTATAATATTTGTTTATATATTGGTAGATTAAAATTGAATCATATCAAATTATCAGATGAACATTTAAAATATATTTGGGCACCTGTTAAAGATGCTTTAAAATTAAATGTATGTAAATTTACATTTAGAGATATTCGATATTTACAAACTATTTTAAATGTAACAAAAAACACTGTCATTGACTCTACTGAAGAAGAAGATAATTAATATTATGAGAATTGCTATTAGTGGTACATCAAATATTGGAAAAACCACGCTAATCGAGGACTTTATTAAAGAATGGCCAAATTATACAAAAAATAATTATACTTATCGTTCTTTATTAAAGAATCATAGTAAGAGTACAGATCAAGATACACAATGGATGATCTTGAATAACATGATTGATGAATTACAAAAGTATAGTAAAGATGATTATGTAATTTTTGATCGATGCCCACTAGATAATTTAATTTATTCACTTTGGGCAAATGGATATAAAAAAGTAGATGATGCATTTATTTCTAAATGCATTCCTTTAGTAAAAGAAAGTATGAGGTTTTTAGATATTATTTTCTTTTTACCCATATCAAAGATGTCTCCAGTAACTATTGTTAATGACGGTAGACGTGAATCTGATCCTGAATATATTCAAGAAATTGATAATATTTTTAAAGCTATTGTTCAACAATATCAATGTAATTTAAATTCTACACCATTTTTTCCAGCTGACGATTCACCAGGTGTAATTGAAATTTTCGGTAATAGAGAGCAACGTATTCAATTAATTAAGCAATATTTAAATGCAAATGGTGATGTCTTTGGAGCAGAGCACGATACATTATTTTCTGAAGAAAACCTCAAAGAATTAAAAGCTCTTCTAGAAGAACAAAAAGACACACACTATTCAGAACAATTCAAGAAAGAGCAAATTGCAATGCTTAATGAATTAAAGAAAGAAATTAGTAAGTCCTAACAACCTTAATAATATAGGTAGGTTTTTCATCCAAAACATCAGCTGTAAAATCCACAACATCTTCATTGATGGTTTGTGGATTTTCTTGTGTTACACCCTGACTCGTAGCGTAATAATTTTTAGTAATAAAATCTTTAATAGCCATTTCAAATCCATTCCAATCAAAAGTATCTACTAACCCATTTGTGTATTGAATACCCATTTGTGATGTATCAATATTTAATCCTTTACTTCTCAAGTCTGACGTAACAGAGCCTTGTATAGCAGTATTATTTTTCTTAAATGGAGCATATACTGAAAAAGTACCCCAGCCAGCCTCTGTATTATTAATGTCGGTTATATAACAAGGATAAAGACAAGCAGCTTCATTAGCCGGTATTACAATAAAATCTTTATCTTCTAAAGTTTCTAATTCTCTGGGTGGAATGGGATCCAAATAAGAAGTTGCCGTATGCCCCGAATCTATAGTAATATTTGCAGTACCTATATATACTTGCTTAAAGTTATCATAAATTTCTGTTGATAATGTATCGATAGTACTTATTAAATTTTCATTAATAGCTACTACATCATTTGCTATAGTTGACACAGTTACTGATAGAGTAGTATTTTCTGGCCCGATGATAAAATTTTCATAATCGATAATAGAAGTACCATCAGGTGTTTCTAATACTAAATAATCACCAGCAGCTACATTTTCTACCACCGGCAAATCAAGAATATTAATATCATCTTTTTTAATAGCCATTGATTTTATTTACGGAAAAATTAAAATAAACTATGAACATTTTAGTTACAGGTGGATATGGTTTTATTGGCAGTAATTTTATTAATTTTATCGCTAAAAAAGATGAAGTAGAACAGATTTTGAATATTGATTCAATTACATATGCTGCAAACAGGACAAATATTATTTTTAACACAAAAATAAAAAATTTAGAATTATCTATCAATAGACAACATTTAATATTCAATCATTTATGCAATTTTAATATCACACATATTGTTCACTTTGCAGCTGAAAGTCATGTGGACAATAGCATTAATGGACCAGAGACCTTTATTAATACCAATATTAACGGTACATTTTCTCTTCTAGAAGCCGCAAAACAATATGGTAAATTAGAAAGATTTCATCATGTATCAACAGATGAAGTATATGGATCATTAGGACCTATAGGTTTTTTTAAAGAATCTACACCTTACAATCCACGGTCACCGTATTCAGCATCAAAAGCTGCTTCAGATCACTTAGTAAACGCCTATCATCATACCTACGGATTGAATACTACAATTAGCAATTGTTCCAATAATTATGGACCCAATCAACACACAGAAAAATTAATTCCGAAAATTATTACTAATTTAAATCAAAATAAAAAAATTCCAATTTACGGTACTGGTCAAAATGTTCGTGATTGGTTGTATGTAGAAGATCATTGTGAAGCTATTTGGAAGATACTTTTAAAAGGAAAATCCGGAGATACTTATAATGTAGGTGGTGATTGCGAAATGAATAATTTACAAATCGCAAAAGCGATTTGTAAATTATTAGGCAAAGATCATGAAGAATATATTGAGTTTGTAGAAGACCGAAAAGGACACGACTTCAGATATGCTATTGACTTTTCAAAAATCAATAATGAATTGGGTTGGTTACCTAAAACATCTTTTGAAACTGGGCTCAAGAAGACTATTGATTTTTATATAAAATAAAGTTAATAAATATATGTCAAAAATAGGTTTAGGTATTCTTACGTATAAGAGACCTGATTACTTTAAAGAATGTATCAAACGAATTGATAATAGCAAAATAAATGAAATTGTGGTTGTCAACGACGGCACACCTTATGATTTTGATGTTCCTTATCATTTAATACAACATGCCAAAAACAAAGGAATTGGTATTTCAAAGAACGATGCTTTGAAATATTTGCAATCAAAAGACTGTGATTATTATTTTTTAATGGAAGATGATATCCTTATAAAAGACAATAATGTTTTTACAAAATATATAGAAGCTTCACTTGAAACTGGCATTCAACATTTTAATTATAGTCAACATGGGTTGATGAATAAAAAAACAGGTACTGAAATCCCTAACCCCCGCACTAGAATTGATTATAAAAATAATATATCTATAGATTTGCATATGCATTGTGTTGGTGCATTTTCTTTTTATACTAAACGTTGTTTAGCTGAATCAGGATTAATGGATGATTTTTATTTTAATGCAACCGAACATTTAGATCATACCTATACTATTATCAAAAAAGAGATGCATCCCCCTTTTTGGTGGTTTGCTGATATAGCTAATTCAAATCAATATCTAGAAGACTTCCCGTGGTCACCGTCTACTAGTACTATTTCACAAGGTAATAATCGCAATAACATTATTGCAAAGTCTTATGACCATTTCACTAAGAAACATGGCCATCATATATTACACACACCCAACTTATCTTTAGATCAAGTAAAACAAAAATTAAAACAAATTTATAAAAACAAATGAATGATATTACTTTAGCTACATGTTCATACAATACACCAGATGTGACTTTAACTATGTTAAAGTCGTTTTTTAAATTTCATGATCAGACATCTGTTTTAATTTGTGATAATTCTACAAATGATGATACTTCAAAATTATTGCAAGATCATCGTGTTAATTTTATTAAAAATAAAAACGGATTACATGCACCATCTGTAGATATACTAATTAATAATTGTAAAACAAAATATATGCTATTGGTAGATACTGATATTATTTTTCTCAAAGCACACGAAGATATTTTCAAGCAATTCAAATTAATGGATTTAACATTGATGGGGGAAATTTGCGGTGATCGGGGAGGCAAGCGCCTACATAATAGAGTTCACCCATGGCATTGTTTTATAGATATTGAAAAAATAAAAAATAAAAATATAAAATTTTTTGATATTGACAGACACCAAAACAATAAGACAGATAAAATATATGATGTAGGAGCAACTTTTTTTGAAGATATAAAGAAAAATAATTTAAAAATAGGAAATGTTAATTTACAAGATGTTTACTTTAAACATTACGAAGGTATGTCATGGCGAGTTTTAAAGTATGGAAATAAAGACGGAAATATTGATCTGGATCCTTCTGCTACCCATAATAATAGTGAATTACTAAAATATGGTAAGTTTATTGAAAGAGTATATCAAGACCAAATAGAAATATACAAAAATATTAAAATTAATTCAATTTAATTTTTATGAATAATTTAAAATTGCTAATTAAATTTCCTACACGAAATAGACCCAGTAAATTTTTTAAAATAATAGATGAATATTATTCGATGTTGCGAGATTCAAATTTTGAATTTGTTGTATCTTGCGACATAGATGATGCAACAATGAACAATAATTCGGTAATTGAAAAGTTACAAACATACCCATTTCTCTCCTATTATTTTTGCGAAAATAAAACAAAAATAGAAGCAATTAATAATAATTTAAAAGATAAAAATTTTGATATTTTATTATTAGCATCAGATGATATGCTTCCCGTAAAAGCAGGATATGATCAAATAATCAAGAAAAAAATGTCAGAGTATTTTCCAGATACCGATGGTGTGCTCTGGTTTAATGATGGTTATCAAAAAGATAGACTTAATACATTATGTATATTGGGTAAAAAATATTATGATAGATTTGGTTATATATATCATCCGGATTACAAGTCATTATATTCTGATACCGAATTTACTATTGTCTCGACAAGTTTAAATAAGGCGAAATATTTTGATGATGTAATTATAAAACACATACAATACTCAATTATTAATGAGTTGCCTGATGAATTATATATAAGAAATGACAAATTAGAAGAATATGATAAAAATGTTTTTTTAACCAGAAAGAAAAATAATTTTAAATAATATGATAGTACAAATGACGCGTACGCGCAACGAATGTTTTTTAATAAAAGAAATGTTACCCATATGGAAAAAATATGCAGATGGGTTTGTTTTTATCAGTGACTCATCAACTGATGACACTTTAGAATATTTGCATGCAAATAAAGAAAAATATAATATATTAGAAATATTAGAAAGTAATGAAAATGTTAAAGCAGAAGAATATGAAACAAATTGCAGACAAAAACTTTTTGACGTTGCATGCAAATATTCTAATAATTTAATATGTTTAGACACGGATGAATATTTGGATGGTTTGGCTTCTAAAGAAAATCTAGAATTTATTTTAGACAAAAATAAAAATACAACATTAATGCTTCAGTGGATCCAATATACTAGTAAAAATAAAATCAGAATTGATTCACCATGGGATAACGTGTATCATGATAGAGTAGGCAATTTCGGTTTTGATGCAAAATTTGGAAAGGCATTTAGTCACTCAAGTCATTTACCTTATAATCATAAAGCTACACGTGTTGATCCACAGCATTTATTTATATCGCATTTGCAGTGGCTGGACAAACGCTGGGTTGGTATTAAGCAATATTTTTGGAAGGTTTGGGATTATGTAGCAAATTTAGAACAAGGAGTTCATATTATAAATCGAAATGATTATGATTTATCTGTAAATAATTTTAATTGGATATACAAAGACTTCAATTTTCCTTTACAAATAAGAGAAGATATTTATTCTACACAATCTATAGAGGATAATTTCAAATTGCAATATATTAAAAAATATACAAAAAAATATAACATTCCCAATCTTGGTGATTGGGGTATGGGCATATATGATTATGCAATAAAACATAATAAAGTTATATAAATGAAATTATTAATTAAACAACAACGACATTCAGGCTTTTTTTCTGACTTTAATTTAATTGTAAGTAGTTTGCTGCATTGCTATAAAAATAATATTACAGATTATAACATAATATGGAACAATTGGCGCTATCAAGATGATCAAACAAAAAATTTATATGATGATGTTTTTGTTAGGCAGACAGTCATAGAAATGCCTGATAGTATTTTACATGTAGATGCTCTCGAAGAAGTTAAAATTTGGGCTCCTTTTGTGTTTGCAAATAAGTCTATATTTACAGAACTCAATAATATTCTTACACATATTAAATATTTCGAAAATCCTATATATAATAAAATGTTTGATATAGCTAAAGTTCAAATAAACAAATGTTGTTTAGGTGTACATGCAAGATATACAGATTCGACACAACACAGACCTTATCTCCCGATAACTGATTATTTTAATGCAATAGAAACAGCTGTAAGAAAAAATAAATCAATTAACGGTTTATTTGTTGCAACTGATGATGAAAAGGTTTTAGAACAAATTATTAATAGATATGGAGAAAAAACCGTAATTTATAATAAAAATATAATTAGAAGTACTACTGGTCAAGGATTACATTTAGATCCAACTTTTCCATATAAACATAAATTAATGGAAGACGTGATTTTAGATGGTGTATGCATTTCATTATGCAATGAGGTAATTCATACAGCTAGTAATGTAATAGGATATAGCTTAATGCTCAATCCCGAATGCAGATCAAATCAAATAGATAAACATCTTCCGCATTATTAAAATATTGAATTGTAAAAGAAATATTATAATATAAAATATGCAAAATAAAAAAACTCAAATTTTCTCTTTAATTAAAGAATTAATCAATCAAAAAACCCTAGAAAAACCGTGGATACCAGGAAAAGACTGGGTCCAATATGCTGGGCCATATTTTGATGAAAATGAATATATTTCTTCCATAGAAACTTTATTAGAAGGTTGGTTAGTTTTGGGGTCAAAAGGACTTTCTTTTGAAAATGTTTTCCCTAAAGAAGTAGGAAAAGAATACGGTATTCTTACTAACAGCGGTAGTAGTTCAAATTTAATAATGATGTCTTCCCTGACTTCAAAAAGGTTGTATAATTTTCCTAAAGGAACTAAAGTTATTACTCCAATTGCCGGATTTCCTACTACAATTAACCCCATTTTTCAATGTGGGTTTGAACCGGCTTTTGTTGATATTGATTTAGATACACTTAATCTAAATTTAGAACAAGTAGAAGAGCAAGCTAAAAAAGGAGCTAAAGTTATTACGTTTGCTCATGTATTAGGAAATCCTCCTAATATGAATCAACTAATGCAAATAGTAAAAAATTATAATTTAGTACTACTTGAAGATTGTTGTGATGCATTAGGTTCTTCTTATAATGGTAAATTGTTAGGAAGTTTTGGTGAATTTGCAAGTTGTTCCTTTTACCCTGCCCATCACATTACCATGGGAGAAGGTGGCTTTGTTGCATGTAACACAAAGCATCAAGAAACTGTTGCTCGCAGTTTTAGAGAATGGGGTAGAGGTTGTTTTTGTACTGGTTTAAAAGCTAATTTACTTAAAAATGGAAGTTGTGGTAAAAGATTTTCTAATTGGTTACCTTCATTGCCGGACGAAGTATTTGATCATAAATACGTATATGATGAGATTGGTTATAATTTAAAACCAATTGAACTACAAGCTGCTATGGGGTTAGAGCAACTTAAAAAGCTTCCAGAAATTACCAAAAGAAGAAAGCATAATCATCAACGTTTAGTTGAAATTTTTAAACCACATGAAGAATTTTTTGTTTTGCCGAAAGCTACAGAATTAAGCGATCCTAGTTGGTTTGCTTTTGCTCTTACTATAAAAGACAATGCCCCGTTTAAAAGATTTGATATTGTCAATTATTTAGAAAGTAATAAAATACAAACCAGACCTTATTTTGCAGGTAACATTATGTTACAACCAGCTTATGAAGGATTAATAGCAGCTGAGGATGTTATTAAAAACTTTCCTAATGCCAGAAAAGTTACTACGGATACTTTCTTTTTAGGTACAAGTCCTGTAATTACTGACGAACAAATTGATTATATTGAAAATATTGTAAATATTTTTTTTAAAAAATAGATGAAAACATTGATAGTTACTGGCTCAGATTCAAGTATGCATGAAGTTTTAGACTTATCTGTTTCTTCGAAACAGAAATATGCGTTTAACCATGGTTATGATTTTATGTGTTTAAGGTCATTTTCAGCAGACAAAAAATGTGGTTTTGATTCCAGGCATATTGGATTTTTGAGAGCAACTACATGCTTCAAATTATTAAGACAATATGAACATATTATGTGGATTGATGCTGATGCATTAATTACCAATCCAAATTATAAAATTAGTGATTTTGTAAATGAAAAAAGTTGTGTTACAGCATCATATGATTGGATGCATTATACTACTTTTAGTACGGGTAATTTCATAGTATCAAGAAATGATGATACACAAAAGTTATTTGATATGTTTTTGCAAATATCTCGTTTTTGGTTAAATGATATTTTACAAGAGCAAGGCACCTTAAACTACATTTACTCCAATTTACCAGAATATAAACACATGTTTAATATATTGCCTCATAAATTTTTAAACAGTGTGCCATCTTGTTTAATTAATACTAAAACCTGGAGAGAAGATAATAATCGCACAGGTATTGTAGATCCGTGGACACCTGAATCCTTTTTAGTTCATTTAACAGGTACTTCTGCATCTGAACGTGTAAATTTAATAAAAGAATATTGGCCAAATTTATGAAAAAAATAGTATATGTAACAGGATGTTTAGGATTTATAGGATCTTATGTAACAAGAGAATGTTTACTACGTGGTTGGTACGTTAAAGGAGTAGACAAAATGACATACGCATCTAATAAAAAATTGCTAGATGAATTTAATCAATATTCTAATTTTTCTTTTTTGCACTGTGATATCAATGATTTAAAATTTTTATATGAATGTGATTATGTAATAAATACTGCAGCAGAAACTCATGTAGGTAATTCAATTACCGATAGTCAAGAATTCATTCATTCAAATATAGATGGTGTTTATAAATTATTAGAATTAATAAAAAATTATCGACAAGAAACAAATAAAAAACCAACATTGCTGCATTTTAGTACAGATGAAGTATATGGTGATATAATCGAAGGTGAACACATAGAAACAGATATATTAAAACCAAGCAATCCTTATTCAGCTACAAAGGCAGCAGCCGACATGTTAATTTTGGCATGGTCTAGAACTTTTAATATACCTTATGTAATTGTCAGGCCCACTAATAATTATGGCATAGGCCAATATGTTGAAAAACTAATTCCAAAAGCATGCAAATATATAAATTTGAATAAAAAAATGCCATTACATAACAATGGTAGTCCAATTCGAAATTGGTTACATGCAAAAGACACAGCATCTGGTATTATGACAATAATTGACAATAATGTTAAAAATGAAATATACAACATTTGTGGCGGATATGAGCAAAGTAATCTTGAAACCTTCAAAAAAATATTAAATTGTTATGGCATTAATGATATTGAAAAGTATATTGATTTTAGCTATAATAGAGAAGGTCAAGATTTGAGATATGCATTAAATGATGATAAATTAAGAAATCTAGGTTGGAAGCCGGCAGCAAATTTTGATGACGAATTAACAAAAATTACAAATTATTATAAAAATAATTTTATATGGTAACAAAAGAAACACTTATAAATTTTGAAACGGAAATAGGAGATATTTTTAATCAAGGCGAAATCAAAGCCCCTATTCACCTCTATCACGGCAATGAAGACATAATGCTATCAATTTTTGCTGATATAGATACTGAAAATGATTGGGTATGTTGTACATGGAGAAACCATTATCAAGCGTTATTAAAAGGTATACCCAGCAGTCTCTTGAAAGAAAAAATAATAAATGGTAAGTCTATGATTATGAATTTGCCAGAATATAAATTTATTTGTAGTTCAATTGTGGGGGGTATACCTTCTATTGCAGCTGGTATCGCAATGTCGATAAAATTACAAAATAAAACTAATAAGGTTTGGTGTTGGGTCGGTGACATGAGTGCAGAAACTGGTGCTTTTCATGAGGCGTACAAATACAGTGTAAATCATAAATTACCAATTACTTTTATCGTGGAAGATAATAAAAAATCTGTTTGTACACCGACGCCAGAAGTTTGGAAAAGAGAAATGCCATATTATTTAAATTCGGAATATACTGGGGGTATATACAAACAAGAAAATTTAATTTATTATCAATATGATAATAAAAAATATCCACATGCAGGCGCAGGCAAAAGAGTACAATTTTAATATATGAAATATTTTGAAGAAATAAAAAAGGCTATGTCTTTATTAGCCGAACATCCAAAAACTTTTTTTATTGGCCAAGCTGTTGAGTTTGAAGGCACAGGACTTTATGATTCATTAAAACATTTACCCACAAATAAAAAAATTGAATTACCTGTTGCAGAATATTTGCAATGTGGTTTAGCCAATGGCATGGCAATTGAAGGACTAATTCCTATATCAACTTTTCCTCGTTGGAATTTTTTGTTGATGGGTGTTGATCAAATTGTAAATCATTTAGATAAATTCAATTCAATGTCTGATGGAAAATGTACACCGCGGGTCATTATAAGAGTAGCAGTAGGCAGCGAACAACCCGTAGATCCCCAATGTCAACATAAAGGAAATTTTTCTGATGCATTTAGATATATGACGAAAAATACTGAAATTATTGAATTAATTGAATCAGAGGATATTGTTCCTTCATATATAAAGGCATTGAACAGAACTGATGGTAAAAATACAATTTTAGTTGAATTTGCTGATTTTTGTAAATCAAAATGAAAATATTGATTACTGGAGGCGGTGGTTATATTGGGAATTCTTTATTTAATAATTTAAAGAAAAAATATAATGTAATTTCTGTAAAGAGACAAAATTTTGATTTGAGTAATTCTCACGAAACAGCAAATTACTTTCATGGAAAATATTTTGATATTATAATACATACCGCTGTTAGTGGTGGTAGTAGGCTAACAACAGATACATATTCGGATATGGATAATAATCTTCGAATGTACTATAATTTACTTAACAATAGAAATAAATTCGGAAAATTAATCCATTTTGGTTCTGGAGCAGAAATCACAGCACCCGAGTCACCATACGGTCTGAGTAAACGAATTATCAACAAATCTATAATAGAACAAAATAATTTTTATAATTTAAGAATATTTGGATTGTTTGATGAAAATGAATTAGATACGAGATTCATTAAATCAAGCATTCAAAAATGTAAAAAAAATGAATATATAAATATATATCAAAATAAATTTTTTGATTTTTTTTATATGCAAGATCTACTAAGTATAGTTGATTGCTATATAAAAAATGAATTTTCATATAAACTATTTGAATGTACTTATATCAAAAAATATACATTATATGATATCGCCAAATACATATGCAATCTTTATAAAATAGATCATAAAAAAAATATTCATGTAGAAAATACTGAATTAGGTTTTCCATATACAGGAAATACAACTGATCAAAATTTTATAAATTTTATTGGTTTAGAAAAAGGTATCGATATTGTATCGAAACATTTATATGAATAAACATTATATAACAAATGATATCATTAGCTGTAATGAGATGTTGGGATCACAAACTTTTAATTATTTTTGCATGTATGCTATATCAAAACATACAGGCCACGAAGTTGCATTTTCGACAATGCCTAATAGATTTTTTGGTGTCGTAGAAGAGTGTTTTGATACACCGTTTTCCGCATTTCCCGAAAATGTTGATTATCAAATATATAATAGTCAATATTGCAACTCACCTGTTATAGAGGAAAATATTTTAAAGCTTGATCCTAATTGCAACTATATATTAAATGCGCGCTTTGATTACGGTTATGTATATTGGAAAAATATTGTACCAGAGATTAAAAATATTTTTAAAATAAAAACAAAATTTTTAGAAATTGCAAATTCCATTATAAAAAAAATAGGAAAGCCTACGTGTTGTGTTAACTTTAGAAGGGGTGATTATCCTATATATATGGATTCATATATGGATTATTATAAAAATGCTTTAGAACAAATACCTAAGGATGTGACATTATTGATCATATCGAATGATTTTGAATGGGTGAATAATTCATCCGAATTAACATACCTTTTTAAAGACAGAGAGGTAATAAGAGCAAATTTTATTAATTATATACAATTAAGTCTTATGACTTTGAGTGATTATAATATTTGCTGCCCCTCTTGTTTTGGTATATTGGGTTCTGTATTGGCTAAAAATCCAAATCATATTCTTATACACCCATATGTTAAAAATAGTTGTTTGAAAGATTATTTTTTACATTTTCAAATTTTAATAGAAAATGTTTTTTCTAATTTTAAATTGATTAAATTTTAGAAAATATCGCCATGGCTATATTTTTATTATTTCTTATATATATAAAAGATGAAGAAAGCCCTAATAACAGGTATTACTGGACAAGACGGTTCATATCTTGCTGAACAGCTTTTAGATAAGGGGTATCAAGTGCATGGAATGGTCCGACGAAGTTCTTCATTTAATACCTCCCGTATTGATCATATTTACCAAGACCTCAAACTGCACTATGGAGATGTAACAGATACTTCTAACGTAAACCGTTTGCTTGAACAAATTGGTCCAGATGAAATTTATAACTTAGCTGCACAGAGTCACGTAAGAGTATCATTTGATATTCCAGAATATACAGCTCAAGTTGATGCATTAGGAACTCTTAGATTTTTAGATGCAATCAAAGAAGTTGGCCTAAAAGATAAAACGAGATTCTATCAAGCATCAACTTCTGAATTATACGGTAAAATTCAAGAGTGTCCTCAAACAGAAAAAACTCCTTTCTATCCTCGTTCTCCATATGGTGTAGCAAAATTATTTGGTTATTGGAGTGTTATTAACTATAGGGAATCTTATGGTATACATGCTTCAAATGGAGTATTATTTAACCACGAATCTCCTAGAAGAGGAGAAACCTTTGTATCAAGAAAAATTACAAGAGCAGTTGGAAGAATCAAAGAAGGTTTGCAGGATTGTTTGTATCTTGGGAATTTAGATGCCAAACGAGATTGGGGATATGCTCCAGAATACACAGACATGATGTGGAGAATGCTGCAACAGGATACTCCTGAAGATTATGTTTGTGCTACAGGAGAAACAAATACTATTAGAAGATTTTGTAAAGAATCATTTAAAGAAGTTGGAATTGATATTGAGTTTCGAGGTGAAGATGTAGAAGAAGAAGGCATTGATACTAAGACCGGAAAAGCTCTTGTGAAAATTGATCCAAGGTATTTCAGACCAGCAGAAGTAGATTTGTTACTTGGGGATGCAACTAAAGCTAAAGAAAAGCTTGGATGGGAACCTAAAGTTAAGTTTGATGATTTAGTGAAGATTATGACTAAAGCTGATTGGGAATTAGCAAGAAAGGAAAGATAATATGGATAAACTTTTTATAGCTGGTCACAAAGGAATGGTTGGTTCAGCAATGTTAAGACATTGTAAAGATTATGATCCAATTGTTATAGATAAAAAAAGCTTGGATTTGCGTAATCAGCAAAACGTAGATGATTTTATTGCTGCTGCTAAACCTGATAAGGTTGTTATTTGTTCTGCAAAGGTAGGAGGCATAAAAGCTAACAATACATATCCAGCTGAATTTGCTTATGATAATTTAATGATACAAACAAATATCATTAATAGCGCATATAAGCATGGCGTTAAAAGATTATTGTTTCTTGGTAGTACATGCATTTATCCTAAGTTTGCACCTCAGCCTTTAAAGGAAGAATACTTGCTTACAGACAGTCTTGAACCAACTAATGAAGCTTATGCTATTGCTAAGATTGCTGGAATTAAACTTTGTGAATTCTATCGTAAACAATACGGAGTAATTTATCATTCTGTAATGCCTACCAACCTATATGGTTTGAACGATAACTATCATCCTGAGAACTCTCATGTTATTCCTGGTTTGATCAGAAAGATTCATGAAGCTAAGGAAAGAGGTCATATAGAATATCAAATTTGGGGAAGTGGTTCTCCTCTAAGAGAATTTTTGAATGCTGACGATCTTGCTAAGATTTGTTATAAACTTTTAGAAATTGAGAATCCCCCAAATCTTGTTAATGCTGGTTCCAATACAGAACTGAGCATATATGAACTAACAAAGAAAATTTGCAATGTAGTTGGATTTGAAGGTAAAATTCTTCCAGGAGATCCTAGCTTAGATGGAACACCAAGAAAGAAAACTGACTGCACGCTTTTGAATAACATTATGTCTTTTGAAGAAACTCCTTTTGAAGAAGGATTGAAAGAAGCTTATCAAGACTTTTTAGCTAAAATTAATGAATAAAAAAAAATATATTATATACATGGGCGCTTTTTTGCATAATAGTGGTGGTAGTGTCGCTTTGCACAAATTATGTCATGATTTAAATTCTTTGGGCGAAGAAGCATATATAACTTCTCCTAAAACACATCCATCATTAAATGCACCTTTTTTTGCAAATGCTACTTTTAAAAAAGACAATACTATCGGGATTTATCCGGAAGTTGTAGTGGGAAATCCTTTTGGTACAAAACATGTTATAAGATGGTTGTTAAACACACCGGAAGCTTCAGGTGAGGAGCTTGCAAATCAATTTTACCAAAAATCAAAAAATACAGATTATTTTTTTACTTATTCAGATTTTTATAAAATTAGAGAAGGGTATAAATTATCTGGTAAATTGATAAGTTCATTTTTAGATACTAATTATTTTGGAAAGGGAAATGAAATTAGAAGAGGATCTGCTTTCTTAGTAAAGAAAGGTGGCATAAAAGAAAAAGTGCATCCGCAAGATGCAATTGATTTGACTAACATTACTAATGACTTTCAAAGAATGTCTGTAATTTTAAAAAATGTCGAATATTTTTATTGTTATGATAATGCTTGCTTTTGGCCGGTAATTGCTTCATTATGTGGCTGCATATCAATAGTAGTGCCCAATACAAATAAAACCGCAGCTGAATGGCACAATGATTTTCCCTCTACAAAAATGGGAATAGCATATGGAATAGATGAAATTCAACATGCTAAAGAAACCCTTCATTTAGTTGAGCAAAATTTTAAACAAGTACAAGAAAAAGAATTAGAAACAGTAAAAAATTTTATAAAATTTTGTGACACAATATAGATATTGATTTATAGCTCTTTGTTTTTAAAATAAATCAAATGATTCTAGATCAAACCACAACATATAACGGCGACCTTATTCATAAACGTTTTGCTTACGAATTTCTTCGTAAGAACGTATCACCCATCGGAGACTTAATTTGTTTCCGCGGTGCTATGAATGTAACAACTAACCTAATTGATCAAGAAGATCTCTTAGCTAAAGATTATATCTATAGCAATGATGCAATTAATTTTTGTTGGGAAATTCCAAATCTTTGTCCATTTGGTGCAGTAGCTTTCCAGAGATTATTCAATACTCAAATTGCTAATATCTTGTCTGTTCGATATATTCAAAAGCCAATTGAATTAAGGGGTGATGATTTAATTGTCCATGATGTCTTTACCGGATCTGATGGGAAAGAACAAACCAAAGGCAAAGCATCGGTATCTATTACATATTCTACTAATAATGTAGCTATTGGACATACGGGTATCAATATTGATGCAGGTAAGAGTGCACCCAACTTTGCTTATTCAACAAAATTAACTGACGAACAGGTTCAATTGTTTATGAAGGATGTAGAAGCAGTATTCTATCATACAGTACGTGATATTCAGATTGCTACTACTAAAGTTATTCTATAATGGAAGCTTCTATTTTTGATTATATCAATTCAATTCTTTTCGATAAGAGATACATAGATGATATAAAGTATGAAGAAGGACAATTCAACGTTTTTATGTGTAATCGGTGGATTTCTATGTATAGCGACGTTTCTGCTGAAATTATTAACGAAACGACCAACAAATACTGGCCGACGTTAACTTCAAAAGAAGATCAATACAATTTCTTATATAATATCTTTCCTAAGTTTAAACGAAAACGTATTGAATATATTAAAAAACATAAAGAAGATAAAGTAGAAAAGAAAGAGACAATAGATATTGATAGTCTATTAGCACAAAAATATCAAATCTCTAAAAGAGAAGTCCAATTATATAAAAATATTCATGAGTCTAAATAAATAGACTCATGAATTTCCCTTCTTTATATGAACATTTAGTAGATTTATTTGGTGATGTGTTAAATGAAGGTTTAACACAAGATCCATATTATCAAACACATCAATTATATAAAGATATAGTAAAATCATTTGAAGAGTCGGGAGAAGGAATAAAAGGTTTGGAAAGATTGCTCCATGACTATTTTCAAATGAAAATAGAAAAGAGGGATTCAGAAGATAGATCTGAATTGGATTCATTACGTGATGGCACTGTTGAAAAGGTTAGATCTGTTTTCATCCCATGGGATGAAAAACGTTTTGCTAAAGAAAAAGCAGATAAAGTTGATTCTGAATCTCAACATGCAAACGCCGAATATAAAGACCGCATTGATAAAGCTTTAGAAGTTCAAGCCATTGAAAGAGGAAAAGACAGAAGTGAAATCGATACACCTATTATTAAAGATGCTTTCTTGGAAATGCTTAGAACAGTGTTTAAAACAGTAAAAACAGCACCTCTTAATACAAAATCTTTACAACATCAATTAACTGGTGAAAAGAGTGAACTTTTTAATAAATTCAAAGCGTATGTAAAGCAAAATGATGAATTGAAAAAATTCAAATTAGAGCTTGAATTGAAAAAGATAATGCCTGAATCGCTAAAAGTTAAATTCCAACAATTTATAGATGGAGAAATTACAGAGAGAGATATAGCAGAAGCTATTCGTTTATCTTAGTTGACTTATAAAAAAAGGGCATAATTAATAGTATGCCCGCTGAATTACCAACAGAATTAGATAATTTAAAGAATTCCAAAAGCCTCATTGACCTTGATGGTCATTCTGGGGGCTTTTTTGGTTTAGATGAATATAAGCTTTCCTTCGTCTTTGCTGATATTGTATTAGTAGAAATGATTGATGAAGTAGAAGATGCACAAGGTTCCGCTATCCAAAGAAATGGATTATTCATTCCTACTAATGCAGTAACTAAAGCATGGAGAAAAGCAAAGGTTGTTTTAACAGGACCTAGTGTCAAATATTGTAAAGTAAATGATATTGTCGTATTTCCTAATGATAAAGGTGCTTCTGTTTCTAATCTCGAAATTGAAGGATACGGAAAAGTAAAAAAAGGAATGTTCTTAAATGAGGAGAGACTTTTTGGTATTTGTAAGAAAATGTAAGTATGGCAAGCTTTACTGAATTAAGAAATTTATTATTAGAAAACGTATTAGACATCAGATTCTTGAGAAGAACACCAAAACCAGGTTCAGGTTCTACAAGAAGAATGTTATGTACAAATTCAACTAATTTACTTAATTCATATAATGGAAAATTAATTTTAGGATACTCAGCGCCAACGCAATATCCAAAATTTGATCCACAAGCTGAAAACATTATTATTACTTGGGACATTCTAATGCAAAACTATAGATGTATAAATGTTGACAATTGTACTATTATTCAAAAATTACCAGCTAACGATGAATTTTGGAAATACTTCAATGAGAACGTTTATACAATGTCTACTTCACAAAAAATTAACTTCATGAACACATGATTAACGTACTTGAAAACAATTTAAATAACTTTCTCCAAAGAGAAGTATCTTTTATGGTAAACAATAAAACCATAAAGAAGGGCAAACTATTATTATTCACTGTCAAAGATTTTTATATTACTTTCTTATTGAGAGTGAATAATGAACAAAAGAAATTTGAATTGCCATATCCATTTCATAGCAATTCAAAAGGATTGACAGCTGAAATGAATTATACATTAAATGAAATTTCACATAATTGTGATCACCTTTATTTTAAATTGAAATCTTTGACACCAAAGACTAACGCTAAAATTTACGATAACGTAGTTTATATTGTTGGTGAGTGATCTCTAAACGAAACCAGATAAAATGACATCATGAATTTGATGTCATTTTTTCCTGATGGATATGAACCACTACCTCAGCAAGTAGAAATCATTCCAAGAATAGAAAGAGCCTTTGAATCAGGTAAGAAGTTTGTTATTTGCTGTGCACCTACTGGCTCAGGCAAATCTTTTTTAGCTAAGACACTAGCTAATAGCAGTTCTATTTCACCTACGGAATTTATTAAGTCTATTGAATCAAATCAAGCTTTTGCAATGGATCAATTTGGTGCATATCTTGATCCTGATGATTGTTCAGGTATGCCTACATTTGGTGCTATGGCATTAACTATCACTAAGACACTACAAGATCAATATGTATCATTATTTGATGATTCGAAGGCATTGAAAGGTAAAGCAAATCATACGTGTGCTATTGATCCGAAATTCACAGCAGATATTGCACCATGTATCTTTAATTCAGATTTGAAGCACGAATGTCAAGTTGCTAATAAATGTCCATACTATAATTCAAGGAACGATACACTAGTATCACAATTTGGTGTTCTGAATTACAGCATGTTTCTGTCATTACCTGGCCATGTAAAGAAAAGAGATTTTATTATTTGCGATGAAGCTTCCGAATTAGAAGATGAATTGGTGAAAAGATTTTCAAGAGAATTGAATTATAAAGTTCTCAAGAAGATGAATATTTCTATTACATCTATTCCAATTAATAATTATACAAAGTTTAGAACATGGTTAGAAAACTTTGTAGGTGATCTTTCCGAAGAGGTTAATACATTGATGGATTCAATGAAGAAGAAAAAAACATCTACTTCATTAGTAGATAGACAAAGATTGTCGTTATTTAGAAATTTGCATATGTCGCTCAAGACGACTATTGAGACTTGGGATGACTGTGAATATATTCTAGAAAAGACAAATGAAGCAATTACCTTAAAGCCTTTGAGAATTGATAAGCTTTCTCAACATATTTTCAATTATGGGGAAAAAATCCTTTTGATGTCTGCTACTATCATTGATCATAAACATTTTGCCAGAACGCTTGGAATCACTGATTATGAGTATATTGAAGTAGATTCTACATTCTCTGCAAAGAAGGCTCCAATCTTTTGCACGGGCAGGGTTAAGTTGAATTATAAAAATTTAAAATCATCATTACCATACATTGCAAAACAAATCAAAAATCTTTGTGATCAACATAAGGATGTGAAAGGCGTAATCCATACACATACTATGGAGATTACTAATTATCTTAGAAATAATATAAATGATCCTAGATTTATCTTCAGAGGAGATGGTATGACCAATGAACAAATCCTCAAACAACACTTAGAAGATCCATCACCAACTATCTTAGTGTCACCTTCATTGACATACGGGGTAGATTTAAAAGATGATTTAGCTAGATTTCAAATCTTAGTGAAAGCAGCTTATATGCCATTAGGAGATGAAAGAATTAAACGTCTCTTTAAAGAAGATGGACAATGGTATGTCAATAAGATGCTTAATAATCTCATCCAAGCGTGTGGTCGAGGAGTTAGATCAGTAGATGATTATTGTGTGACATATATCTTGGACGGATGCATTGTAGATGCGGTCATTCAGAACAAAACCAGATTACCAAAGTACTTCTTGAAGCGATTCAATTAAATATATGTGTGGAAATACAGACATTTCATTTTGAGATACGTGATATCATATCACAATTTATAGCTGCTTTTGATGATGTAGTTATAAATCGATATGATAAAAACCGGGACGCAAGATCAAATGTCAAGGTACGTTACGTATATTCTCCAAAAGAAAGAGTCTTATTTGATATAGTAAATAAAGCACAAAATATTACATTGCCTGTTATTGCTGTCAACGTAACAGGTATAAGCCGTGATGAAAACAGAGTGTTTTCTAAACTCTACGGATTTGACGAAAGTGATCATTTTTCTGATTTAAAGCCCGGAAAAAATCATGCACATATTAATATGCCGGTACCAGTAAACATAGATGTATCTATGTCAATTCTTACTGAGTATCAAACGGATATGGATCAAATACTTTCTAATTTTATACCGTATTCAAATCCTTATGTTGTAATTGCATGGAAAATACCGGATGCTATGGGAGCAGCCACTACACAAGAAATAAGGTCTCAAGTAATGTGGTCAGGAAACATGACCATGAGCTATCCTACTGATACAACAAAATCAGACAAATATAGAATAGAAGCATCTACAGGATTTACTATAAAGGGTTGGTTGTTTCAAAAAGAAATGCCAAAACAACAAAATGTATTTTTTATTAAAACTAACTTTTCTTCAGCATTACTAGAATGTGATAACTTTTATGCGTCAAATTCAGAAGCAATAACATTACCGGCTAGACAAAATACAAGAACAATTACATTTTCAGCTGCGCCTGTATGCACATCTATATTTTTTCACGGCACATTAATTGATGATGACTTTATCTTTCAAAAAGAAGAAGCAAATTATCCATTTATGTTGCTTGGAAATAATTACGACCATACAACTAATGTACTACTCTCATCGACTTCTACTATTTTATCTTCATCATTAACCGTATTAAATTTTGATTATTATCCGTCGATTAGTGCATATAATTTACCTTTATCGTGTTATAAAATAATAAACAATTATACTATAGAATTAAATCTACCTGAATTAATAAGCAACGGCACATTTAATATTATTGTAGCAAATAGAGCAGGTTGGGAAAAATTTAAATATCAATTTAACATTGGTGATGCTCCGAGTAGTTTACTATTACCACCACCATTATTACCACCGCCACCCATTGTAGATGTTATTGGAAAATACTTCTTCTCGTTATTGAATAATGATTGGTATGATTTGGATAATTGGTTCGGTGACGAATTAAAAACAATACAAGCAACATTAATACCAGACGATACTATAGATGTTGTTGTTTTACCTCATACATTGCGGCCTGTTGTAGATATCGATAATGCTCAATGGATTGATCCAAATTCTATTGATGCCGGTACTGCTGGCATTACATTTTTATCAAATAATAGTAATAAAGTATATGCTCCGATAATAGGTGATGTTATTTATAATGGCAATGCCAGCCACGGTTAAAATATTATAAAAGCTGATAAATAGTGGAAATGAGTTCTTTAGATGATGGTCGTTCTTCTACATTTGGCAGAGATTTGATGAATTATATTTCATCAAAATTGCCATATTCTGGTTATAATGTTTTAGATGCATCTGAAAAATTAAATCCTAAATTTAAGTATTTCGAAGAAGTTGGCTCAAGAAGAGCAGAAGCCTTATCTAGACATTCTGTCTCTCAAAATAGTGAATTTAATAATGCAGGTATAGGTGCAATTCAGAAAGATTCGAGATTTTCTGAAATCATGTATGCTAATATACAAAAGGACAAACCAGCGCGCATACGTGACTATCGTATTATCGCTGCCTTCTCAGAAGTATCTGATGCATTAGATGAAATTTGTGATGAGATAATTAACAAAGATTCAGACGGTAATATTATCAAATTGCGTTATAAAAATGATAATCTAAATGAAACACAAGAAGAAACACTGAATAGAGAGTTTCAAAAATACATTCAATATTTTGATTTAGATAATAAAGGATGGAATATTTTTAGATCATTATTGGTAGAAGGAGAAGTCTTCTTTGAACACATTATTCACGAAAAGTATCCAAAAGAAGGTATATTAGGCACAGTACAAGTGGGTGCGGATATGATTGATCCCGTTTTTACTAATGTACAAAACATGATGGTAAAAGCGTTTTTATATCGCAAACCAAAGTTTGATCCTAATAACCCCACCAAACAAACGGGGCATGAATATGTTCCGATGGACAAAAATCAAATTACTTATATTCATTCTGGTATATGGAATGAAAATAAGACCATGAGATTGCCTTTCTTAGAAAACGCCAGAAGAGCATATCGTCAATTATCGATGATTGAAGATGCAATTATCATTTATCGTTTAGTCAGGGCACCCGAAAGATTAGTTTTTAATGTTGATGTGGGTAACATGCCTGCTCCTAAAGCAGAGTCTTATCTACGAAAATTGCAACAACAATATTGGTCGTCTAAAACATTTGACAATAATCAAGGTGGTGTAGTACAAAAATTTAATCCGCAAACTATGTTAGATAGTTACTGGTTTGCAAAGAGAGCTGGTTCTGAAGGAACGTCTGTCACAACATTACCGGGAGGTGCAAATCTAGGCCAATTAGATGATTTAATGTACTTCATGAAGAAGTTGTATCGTGCATTAAAGATACCTTCTTCACGATTAGACCCGCAAGATACTTTTAAAGACGGTCAAGAAATTCTTAGAGAAGAATTAAAATTTGCTAGATTTATTATAAGAATGCAACAACAGGTTGCTGCAGGATTTAAAAATGGATTTATTACGCATCTTCAATTGAAGGGATTGTGGGCAGATTTTAAATTAAAAGAACAACATTTTGATTTAGAATTTAACGTACCAACTAATTTCTATGAATTAAGAGAAAGTCAAAAATTAGAAATGAAGGTTCAAAATTTCGGTAATATGTCCAGTAATCAAAGCATATCGCCTTCTTATGCACAGAAGAAATATTTGGGATGGTCTGATATTGATGTAAAAGCAAATAGAGAATTCTTAAGGAAAGATAAAGAATTTGTGTGGGAATTGGCACAGATTGAGCAGGCTGGTCCTAATTGGAGACAAGCGCTACAAGCCCAAGCAGCGGCTATGGCACCAGCTGGAGAAATTGGTGGTAGTGCACCTATGGCTGGTGGTGGAGGAGGTGGTTCAGCGCCGCCACCGTTTGTG